TAACTATGCTCAGATTGGTTCAAGCGGTAACTATGCTCAGATTGGTTCAAGCGGTAACTATGCTCAGATTGGTTCAAGCGGTGACTATGCTAAGATTGGTTCAAGCGGTAACTATGCTCAGATTGGTTCAAGCGGTAACTATGCTAAGATTGACAGCACAGGGGAAGACTCTGTTATTATGTGTGCCGGAAAAGAATCTAAAGCAAAAGCAAAGGTTGGCTCATGGATAACATTATCAGAATGGAAATGGAATGATGAGAAGAATCGTTATGTCCCTGTGTGCGTCAAAACAGAGTACGTTGACGGAAATAATATCAAGGTTGATACTTGGTATCAACTCAAAAACGGAGAATTCGTTGAAGTAACTGAGTAACTAACCATCCTCTCCTGTAAAAGGGAGAGGGGTAAAAATAAAAGATTATGAAGAAAATTATGTTTAACGATAAATACGGTCTTACGGAGGCTGTACTTGAAAGAAGAAAGACTCAAACAAGACGCATTCTGAACCCAACGATGCTTTTTGAACGTCTTAATACGTATGAAGGATGGGAAAAGGAAGATATTGCTGATTGGAAGAAATCTTGTAAAGACCGACTTTATAAAGCAGAGGGTGAAGAACTGAAAGAAATGCTTGATTATGCCTTGAAACATTCACCATACAAGGTTGGAGAAAATGTAGCTATTGCGCAAAGATACATAGACCTTGCAGGCAATGATGAGTTCTATCGCCTTTGTGGCATTAATGGGATGCCATTAGAGTACCTTAAATTTGAAAAAGGTTACAATAACAAGATGTATGTCAAAGCAGACTTTATGCCGCATCATATACATATTACGAATGTAAGAATTGAAAAATTGCAAGACATTAGTGAAGAAGATGTAATTCGAGAGGGATTCGATTGGTGTTGTTGTAATCTCAACATGGGTAATGCCGCATCACAATGGGAGTATCACTTAGAATATTTTGATAATCTTGGACGTTCGAGAGATATTGGCAGCGAACACGCAAAAGAAGCCTATTCTTTTTTGATTGACCATATATCTGGAGTAGGAACATGGGAGAACAATCCGTTTGTGTTCGTTTATGATTTTGAGTTATTATGAGTAAAGAAAAAGCTATCAAAAATATTAAAGCAGCCCAAACTGCTATTGATGAAGCGCCAAATCCATGTACGACAAAGGCTAAGATATTGTTAGTGGAGGAACTTAAAGAACAGGAGGATTGATCATGACAAGAGAAGAAGCTAAAAAACTACTGCCTATTATTCAGGCATACGCAGAAGGAAAAGAAATTGAAATTTTTGATAAGACTATGAAAATGTGGAGAACTGCTATGCTGCCACATTTTGACTGTGATTCAAACATTTACCGCATCAAGCCGGAACCAAAGTATCGCCCATTCAAGGACGCAGAAGAGTGCTGGCAGGAAATGCTAAAGCATAAGCCGTTTGGATATACGTATGATAGGTTTAATAATATAAGAGATAGTATCACAAAGGTGGCTACTACTGGTGTTTCGTACGATTCGCCAACTGTTGTTATATCTTTCGAAGAGGTTTTCGATAGATTTGTTTTTGCTGATGGAGTTCCTTTTGGCGTAAAAGTTGAATAGTATGGCGTATTGTTTGTGTGATTTTTGCGATTACAAGGATAAATGTAAGTACTATCGAAAGGTAGTTGTTTGTCCTTATTTGAAAGAGGAGGAATAGTTATGGAAATTGATGAAAAAATAAATGAAATAATTCAACAAGCAAAAGAAGAAGGAGCTTATAAGAAAAATTTTGACGCATTTGAACAAGAGGTATATGACCAAGGTTTTCATGATGCAATTTATTTCATGCTGTGGAATCCAAGCGAGCGAAGTTGTTCTAATTGTCAGTATCAGAACAGTAGAGAGCTATGTGGGGAAGATTACTGTGGGACAAAATACTGGAGTCCAAAGTTGGAGGAATAGTTATGGATAAAAACGTTTGTGATAATACTTTGGTCTTTGGTAGCTGTTATGTTAGAAGTTGCATTGAGGTTCCTTCTTTGAAAGCAGGAAGAGCTAAGTGGAAGGCTTTTTATAATAAATTTCCTTGGCTTAAAGGTCAACCTTTCTATCTTAGACGTTCATGCTTCTGGGATGGCGACGAAAGAAATTTAAAGGCAATAAAGGTTAAACTTAAAAAGATATAATATGTATAGAAATTTATATAAAAGTGTACTATTCATTGATTTGGATGGTACTTTAATCAAAACAGCATCAGGCAGTACATTTCCAAAAGATTGCACGGATTTCATTATCCGCAAAGAAGTTTTGGATAAGATTGCAAAAAGATTGCCGAATTTGTTTTGGATAGGTATTGTTACCAATCAAGGAGGAATACCGCAATTCATTTCAAAAAGAGACTTTGAAACAAAATTTGAAAGTATTATTAATTTTGTTGGCTCATATTTAGGAAACAGAATTCCAAAGCTTAATATTGAAACCAAAGTTTTCGTGACGGGATTGTACTGCGCTTCTATAGAGAAGAATGATAAAAGCAGAAAACCAAACACTGGTATGTTGGAATATCTGCAAAAAGAGTTTGGCAAGCATGAAAAAAGTCAAATGATAATGATTGGTGATGCCAGTGGCAAGCCTGGAAATTTCTCTGATTCAGATAAGAAATGTGCTGAAAATTTTGGTATAGATTATATTGATGTTGAGGATTTTTTAAATGATAAATCATTATGAGAACAATCAAATTCAAAGCCAAACGTCTTGACAACGGAGAATGGATTGTTGGTAGCCTAATCAGGAGTACTGCTGGAGTAAAAGAAAGAGCCTACATAGTAGATAACTTTAGTAGTATGAGTGATTATAGTGTTGTTGGTGTTGACCCTTCTACCGTCTGCCAGTTCACAGGACTGAAAGATTACGAGAATCAAGATATCTACGAGGGAGACATTCTCGCAGAAAAAAGATATTCTGAATTTGAAGTGGGGTATATTAATTGCACATTTGCTGCTGCTTATGTGGGAGATGATAAATTTATTTTTAATCTTATTGCATTAAGTGAAGTTTGCACGGTTTGTGGCAACAAGTTTGATAGAAAGGAAGGTGAGAAATGAAGAAGTATGAGTATATGGTAACTTCAATATTTATCAAGAAAGCTGATGAGATGGCCAAGGTTCTATCTGATAAATTTAATCAATACGGCTATGATGGTTGGGAATTAGTACAATATAACCTAATACCACCATCTGCATTGGTAACAGCATCTACGATACCTTGTTGCGGTTCAATCTATATACTTGCGACATTCAAGAAAAGGTTAGAGAAATAGCATATGAAGAAGATAAGTTTTAATCTCAAATATCTTATAACCAAATACGATTGGTGCTTTTATTTCATTCCAAGTTTAATCGTATGGAAGCCTTATAGTGGTGTTTATGAAATTAATGTAGCCTTTCTGCTTTGGGAGTTTAATATTAAATATCAATTAAAAAGAAATAAGAAATAAAGAAGGAAATATTTGACTTTTCAGAGGCTCTGAGAAGAATGAAGGAGGGAAAGAAAGTGAGAAGGGTCATTTGGGAAGAATGTGGAGCTTATATCCATATTGTCTCTGAGACTATTGTGGCTGTATGCGATGGGCAATTCTTTCCTTGTGTTTTCAAAGATTCTGAGGATATTCTCGCAACAGACTGGGAGGAGGTGTAAAGATGAAGAAGAAAATATTGACCCTTACCGTCAGCAAGGAATGGTTCGATATGATTGTGGCTGACGAAAAGACAGAGGAGTATCGGGAGATTAAGCCGTACTGGGTAAGGCGTATATTTGATATGTCAAGGGCATTGGTTGGAGCAGATACCATTTCTTTGGCTTTGCAACACAATGTCATCAGAGACAGAAAAGACATTTTAAAAGAGTGTGGCAAAGCACTGACTCACGTCCTCTTCGTCAACGGTTATCGCAAGGATAGTCCACGTATCGAAAAGGAGATTGATAGTATCACTATTGGCAAACCACAAAAAGATTTATGTCCCGACAAGTGGCTCGATACTGAGTTTTTTGTCATTAAGTTTAAGTGATATGAGCTACAAAGAAATAGTTTTAAATTACATAAAAACTCACGATGTTCCGTATTTTCTTAGGACAAATATAGAAGATGGATTACAAAAATGTATATCAGACAGCGAGGTGTATGAGTTAATTCTTAGAATTAATCATAGACTTAATATTGCAAATTGCTTCGAAAGGGGCTTTCGTGGTCATGTACCTATACGTTTTGCAGACGAAATAGCCAGTTATGATATTTTGACAGTATTAAATAAAACCAAAAAATGAAACAAGGTAATAGACATAAAGAAAAATGTTGCGGTAACTGTCATTGGTTTGAAAACGAAGACGCTTATGGCGTTGGATGGTGTTCTATTAATGATAGAGAAACGTCTTGTGATCAAGTATGTATTTTAACTTTAAATAAACAACAATGATTGTAAACATTAAAAAATTAAACCCCAAAGCGGTAATTCCCTTCCGTAAGTACAAAAGTGACTTTTGTTATGACTGTGTAGCTGTTTCAGAAGAGGAGCTCGCACCGAATGTGTGGAAGTACAAACTTGGTTTTGCTTTGCAGCCAAGTTTGTTGTTAAAAAACACAGTCAAAGGTAATTTCGATAGCAATATCTGCTTTACCCTCCGTCCACGATCATCCGTTTGGGAAACAGGTATGGTTTTATCTAACAGTATAGCCACTATTGACGAGGGGTTCATAGGAGAGATTTCTGCCGTATTCTATCACATAATGCCAAATATGCCAAGATACAAGGTTGGCGATAAGGTTTGTCAGATTCATTTTGACGTTTGTGTTGACATAGAGTTCAAAGAAGTCGATACGCTTAACAGAACGTGGTACTAACGGGTACGGATCAACAGGTAGATAACAACCATTATTAAAGAGGCGGCTATCCTTCACGGGAAGTCGCCTCTTTTTGTTTAAAAACCAACTAAAGCACTAAAAAACTAAGAACGTTTAATGTAGCTTTAACTTCCAGTAAATCCAACCTAAAAACGCGAGAACGCCTACGAAAAGACAAACTGATGCAATCTTGCCTATATTCAAGAAAACTTTATCAGTCTTTGATAGTTGTTTCTCTATTTCAACTTTATACGGTATCGAGTCTCGTACAATCAAGGTATCTGATTTATTTCTTACAATGTATATGTCTTTATATTGAAGATGGTACTTGTCCTTGAACACTGTATCGCCTCTAATATAAACAGATACGCTATCATGCACATAGACGGAATCAGTCTTCAATAAAGAATCCGTCTTTACTACGACCCTATCTTTGTATTCTGTAACAGGAACATACTTTGTAGTAGTGCATCTACAGAACATTGATAGAACCAACATCGCTATCGCAATGATGACCACTATCCTTGTTATCTTATCAATCAGTTTCATAAGCTACTGAATTACAATCGTTACTTTTTCCTTTTTATCCCAAGCTGTCTTCATGGTCTGAATGAGCTTGTTGGTCCAGAATCGAGAATCGCTAACCCATCCTTTCTTATCGTTTTTACCGATAAGAATACACCCCTCTGTGTCTTTTGCGGAGTTACCGCTATGTATGCGTACCCCATCAAATCCTTTGACGTTCAGAAGCAATGGCAACATCTTCTTAAACCGGTTAGAGTAGGTATATACACATTCATAGCTGCCACTTGGTATTGCAGTCTGCCCATACACCTTTTCATTCTTGATTTCTTTCAAGTCCATTTCTTGATTCAGCCCTCTGTCTGTATCTTCAAGAGTGTTGCATCCGAACAAATTACCATTCACATACAGACGACTGATAGTATAGTCGTCCTTTTTCCAGGCCCTATCTATTGTAATTAACATGATTGATTTCCTTTTCGTTGTTTGTATGAGTTAAAAAATGATGACAGGAAAGGTGTCCTTTCTAAAAAGTACAGTCCAAGGCAATAATGTAGAAAGTTCGCTACCATCCATGGTGGTGTGTCCTTCTTGAATATCTCCATCATCTTCTTGGTGATATTCATGCCATAGAAGTAAATCACAACGTAGGTAATCATTGACACGCACTGAATAGCTCCATCCATTCGCCCTTTCCATCTACCAATGGTATATACGGCTGCACATAGGACGAAGTAGATTGTTGCGTGACCTACGCAAATAAGTGCCTTCTTGAGCTCAAATTTCTCACCTTTAGCTATCATACCGCTAAGGTATCCAAACACAAAGTTGAGAAAGAAAATCAAAGCCAATGTCTTCAATTCTCCATCAATAGGCTTTAAGTAGGCTACGACCGCTATCACGACACCTACTAATAATTCTCTTAATCTTTCTGCCATAATCGTTATCCTGAATAATTTGTAATAAAAAAATATAAGTTTCGGTCTTTTCTGCAAATATAGCAATAAAATCCCGAAACTCAATCAGATAACGATCAAAAAGTCACACTTTTAGGTCATAAAATGGTAATTCTCCGTTAGCGAGAAACGAAATACACTCATCGAAGATTTTTCTCTCGTAGTCCATAGTGCCTATTTTAGGGAACCACTTCCTTATCTTTTCGTCATTTCTGTTAACCATCTCTCCCCATAGCACACACCAGTCTGCTATATTGATTTTGTCGTTTTTCACTTCGTGCCAATAGTCTTTAGCTACGTCTTTTGTGTGCAACTGACCTATGAGACACAGGTGCATATCGGCCATTTCTTCGTCATAGTTACAACCAGACACCTCTCCTTGTATCTGCTTCATCATCTCAAGCATGGCGCTGTTATTCATACCTATCTCGCAACTCTCTATCATGATTTGCAGGCAAGCCTTCAGCTCTTGCATGTCTTCGCACGACATGACATTCTCAAAAACCTTTTTCATTATCTGTTTTTTTAATGTTTATTTCATGAAATACTCTCTGATGTCATACACGCCGTCCTTGTCTTTCAGTAGGTCGACAGCAAGGCTATATGCGTACACCAAAAGATGATCATCATCAATGTCGCTCAAACTGTCCTTGCCGAGAATCTTTGCTACGGTTTCTCCATGATCGCTCACCACCTGATTCATGGCCACGTACAAGGCATAGTCGTTATAGCAAGGGCTGTCTTCTGTGTGTAGATTGTGCTTTTTCATTTCGCTTGACCATACTTGCATATCCCAAGTAGCCTTTGGATCCATTTTCTGAATGATGGACAAAGCTTCCTTTTTCGTAAGGTAGTTTTTCCACTTGATGGCACATAGTTTCTCGATATACTCTTGTGCCAGTTCTGGATGCCTGTCTGCCATATCCTTCATCATGCAGCGCATGGTATCACCAAACACGCGCATGTACTTCACGTTTGCCGACGTAGCCATTATTCCATACAGCTCATCAAAGTTTTTCATCAATTCTTCCATATCCGTATTATTCAGTTAATAAATTTTTTAATTCAGCAAAATCGCTCTCCCCAAAGCTAATACTCTTCTTGCTCCCGAAAAGAAGTGTCGTGAAGATATTGTCGGGTAGGTCGATATACAGAGTTCCGCCATCAATCCTACCGCTTATGAATCCAATCTCAAAGCTATAGTTGTCAATGGTTTTTAGCATCTGCATGGCATCGTCAAAGATGGTATCTACATTAATATCACCATTCTCGTCACCGATAAACAATGCTGCATTATCAATAGTTTTGCCTAATTTCTCCTTGTTGATGGATATGATATTGTGCGCCGCACGTTTCATGTAGACGGAAGGAATTGCCAACATTGGGTTTCCTTTTATCATATCGTCAATTCTTGCGTCTGCCCACAGGTCTACCGATGTAAGCAGTTTCTCTTTAAGTTCCGTTATGTTCATTTCTTAACTCCTCCTTTCTTTGTTTTGTTGTACCATACGAGGTATTCTTGCCAAGTCTTGTCGCTATGATTGGTCATATAGTCGTTGAGCATGGCAGATTTCTGTTCCTCTGCCTGCGCTACTTCTTTTCTCAATCTTTGCATCAAAGATAGATGTTTCTTCAATGCCTCCTGTCCTTGCTGAGTGCTTTCGATACGAGGGCGTATGATACGCAACTCCTCATCTTGCACTAACTTAGACACATATTGCAAGCTATTAACGTACTCCTGGTTTTGCATCAAGTACTGCCTTTGCGCTCCTGTAAGATTATCCTCAATCTTATCAATTTCATCCCATAAAGGGGTGGAAGACTGCTGCGCTTGCATGTTAATAGATGCTCGCTTCTGCTGTATTGCCTCATACATCTTCTGTAGCTCTGCATCTAACATCTGCGGCTGCTGTTGCTGACTTGTACCCATATCCAATAATGGGCTGTTTCCAAAATTCATCATAATCAATATCTTTAAGTTGGTGATATATTACAGAGAGGTGAGAGGGCATCCACCAACGAGGGCAAACACCCCTCACCAACTCATTTCTTTTTAGTCCTTTTTACAGACTTCCTTGCTGCTCTGTTACGCTCCTGTAGTGGGAGTGGAGGGAGTGGCGCAGTTACAGCCGTAGCTGCCGTAGCCCGAAATTACAGGGGTTGAAGGAAGTACGAGCTGCCCAGTTATCTTGTTGCAGCACTTCTCGTTCACGTAAGCCATCATCAGCTTCTCCTTGTAAGGAGTGAGGGCTTCCATTACGGCCACCTTCTTGTCAAGGTCGCAATACTTTGCTTGCAGCGCATCGTACTGGTCTCTCTGATTCTTGTACAGACCGAAGTCCGCATCAATCTGAGACTTGTACAGACCGAACTCAGCTTGCATTGCACGGCGGTTCTCAGCGTTGATAGCATCTGTAGCACCCTTGTACATAGAGAACTTCTCTGCGATGTCGGTTTCACGCATAGCGTAGAACTTGTTATCGGTGTCGAGCTTCAAACCGAACATGTCTGTAAGCAGCTTCACCTCATCAGCGCATTCCTTCTCCATCACCTGCAAGGCGGTTGGCTGATTGGAGCTTGAGTTAGCTCCGTATGTGTTGATGTTTACGTTCTCAGGCATATTGCTGCCACCGAGAGAGCCAAATACACTGCGGTTGTTACCGCCAAGCAACCAAGCACCAGCACCGAGTGCTGTGCCGATGATACCAAGGGTAAGACCAGCATTACCTGTTGCCTTAGAAGCATAATCATCGTGCTTCTTTCCCTCTTCGTAGATTTTCTTCTCTACGACCTTTGCATCTGTCATTTCCATGATACAATCTTTTTTAAGTTATCCTTAATATTAACTAACACTATTGTAACGTTACGGATGCAAAGATATAGAGAATATTGGAGAGCAAATATAACTCTATCACACTTTCTTTTAGGGGTTGATTATCAGTGTTTTAAGGTGATAGTAGGTAATATCATTTTGAGCTAATATATATTTTTAAAACCCACGAAATCGGGGGAATTAAAATCCTTTCCAATGTTTGCAAGATTGGAAAGGATTAAAAACAAAAAGAGAGGCAATCACTTACCTCTCTTGCTCTTAATGTAGTGTAGTATATCCCACTTCTTAAAATATCTCGTATGTCCTCGCTTCTTGCACTTGCCATTGGGAATATCGCCCCTTGCAACCATACGATTGAGTGTAGCATCAGAAACGTGAAGCTTTTCCTTGACTTCCTCGGTGCTCATCATAGGGTTGAGCATATCGGGAATGATATCACACAGTCTATCCAGGTCCTCATCACTCATTCCGCAAGCGGTGACCTTCTCACCATTCCTCTGCTGCTCATCAGCCTTAAAGCAAGCGTCACTTAGAGACTTTAAAGCTGTTCCGAGTATCTTATAATTCAATATCTTTCCCATATCACGCACAGATTTTTCGTCCCAACTTGGTTTTGCTGATAAACATGTCACAGAATCCGTATATATAAAACATTGCCGTTACTATCATGACAGTGAAGCAGGAATCAATCATATCTTGAGTTGTGTACCAACTCCACTCTACAATATGAGCCGCATTGATACCGAAGAAATAAAAGAAGGGAATACGGTATCTCCAACATAGGAAGAAGAATCTGCTTGCTAATATCAAAACCATCGGTAAAATATACACCATGAAATATATGTAAAGATAGCAAGGCGTATTTTCTGCGTATGGGATGAACATGTCTCGTGGATGCTGACTAAAATCCCACATTCCGTATGCGTGGAAACACATAAGTATAACTGGAACATACTTGCAGAACCAGCAAAAGAACTTCAAAATTCTTCGTGAATATCTGTTACCATGTTTCATCAGCAAGTTCATCACCTCGCTGACATCTTTGTCTTGCAACCAATGTAATAGGTCGCTTTCATCTTCTTTATTCATAATTTTCGGTTTTAAGATTCAAAAATAAGATGGTTGCAAAGTTACACTTTTGTGGCAATAATGCAAGAAATATGCCAAATTGTTAACGTTAAACTTTGCTAAACCATCATATTGTTACCAACGACGGCATTTTACTACCATTCTGTTACCCAGTATGTCAAAAACACGTCCAAGAACCCTGCAACCTCTGCCATATACCACACAGGCTTATATCCTTCGTCATCGTCCGAACAGCTTACGAGTAGCAGATAGATAAGAGCTATTACAGCCGTTGGCACCCAGCACACCGACAGACACCAGCCTACACACCCTGCCGCAGCTATAAGCGCACCTCCTTTGTGAATAGGGTAGGCATCAGCATCGAGATAATTTGGTGCAGCACCAACAAACATCAGTCCTGCGCAACCTATGAAGGCGAGGCATTGAATACCCTTACCTGTGTCGAGCATACACACCATCATCAGTACCGCACACGTAACCATTATAACGGTGAATACCCATCCATAGTTCCGCTTGCGCTTATCGCCAATTACCTCGCTACCCGTGCAATCCTGCAACTGATAATACACGTCGCTCACCATCGCAGGAACACCAAAGCGCATCGCTGCGAGAAGCAGAAATCCTCCTAACAGGAGAAATGAAATAACACTTAGTATATACATAATCTTTTCGTTTTAATTAGTTAAACATTATTATCATTTTATTGACATCAACAAAATGGTGCTACACTTTGAGATTTAGCTTTTCAGGATAACCTGTCTTGTAGTTATAAGCCTCTACCTCCTCAATGGTTGTCAGCTTATTGACCTCTGCCTGATGAGTAGCGGTCACATTGTAGCAATCCTTTGCATATACCTCAATAGTACAGATGAGGTCTTGAGCTACCGCAATGGGCATGACAAAACACTTTCCATCAAGCCAAAGGCTCGTCTCTTCTCGACCCTTATAAGCAATTCGCTCATTACCGTCGAATACTCGGTCTCTTAAATTAAAGTCGAGCCAATGTTGTTCTTCGTTAAGGTAAAACGCATTGACAGCAGGGGATTTGTCGTAGGCTGTAATCTCGGCTATCTTATCAGCCTTTGCCTGTTTTAACTGCATAGCTTTGATTTTAGTAAGAAACTCACTGAATGATGCCTTAATCTCATCTTCATTAAATACTGATGAAGGAACTGTACATTCATAACATTCATAGGTATTCTGTTCACTATTAAACGTAGTACCTATATGATAGACAATAATATTGCCTAAACTGTATTGTTGTTTATATTGATCTTCTGGAATAGAAGTCTTTATAAAATTTATTTTTTGCATAATATCAATTTTTATATAAAGAGATTAACAAGCGAAAACTGGCAGAACCATGTACACTTTTGTCCTTTCACCGTAGAAACTATCTATAGTACTACTGACGTAAAAAACTTTATTTGCATTATACTGCGTAGAAATCCACCTGTATTTCTTCATTACGAAGTTGTAATAGTCTGTCGCAACCGTCTCACCATACAGGGTTTCCAACACCTGTTTGATGATACCGATATTGGCTACGTGTACGTATTCCTGACCAACCGACATGACAAATCCATGCAAATCCTCACCGCCAAGGTTGAATATCTGACCATAGGCATAATCAAAGGCTGGCACAGATAAACTTCGTTCCTGAGCCTCCTGCCTGATAAGGAATGATGATGACTCTCCGTTGTAGTAATTCGCATCTTTTACATTATTACCATTTAGCGCAATAGAATTGAACTGCAAGTTCTGCGTACACCACGATGTACTTATCAGTTTTGACACATTCTTAATATCGCTTGTACGAATACAGAAAGTACCATGATTGATAGAAAGCGAAGCGTCTGCCACCTTGATAGCTACTGCGTCATCAGCGTTTCTTCCTGCTGCCACCCAGTCTTCGATGTAATATTCATTTTTGTTTGCATCAACGACAAAGATACCTGCCTTAAACTGATAGAACCTGTAGTCGATAAGTCTCTGAGGAATATTTGCCGTATAGGTTCTCGAGTTCTTGTTGAAGCTGACATTGTAGCCATCTTGGTCGTTAATGACAACTGTGTACTCCTTCTTATAGGGCACGAATACCGTCACCTGACCTTTTGCGTCCGTCTGATAGGTAGTGTCCTTCTTGTCGACTGTCACAATAACAGGAATACCTTCCCATGCTGTACCCACGTTCTCAACATACTTGGTAGCAGTGATGATTACCTTCTCCATACTGTCCTCATCGTAAGGCAGATATTCCACGTTGATATTGCGGCTACCCAATACTGCCGTATATCCTTGAGGAGCGATAGGTTGAGCATTGCCATATTCGGGGAACACAACCTGATAGTAGTTACCTCGGGCAACAGTGAATGAAACTTTACCCTCTGCGTTGGTAGTATAAGTTTGTGGTGTTTTGCCGTTATTGAGGAATACATTAATCTTGATACCAGCCACCTTGATAGAGTCAACAGAGGAGGCAATTGTGACAGTAACCTCCTCATCGGTATTGATAACATCTACTGACTTCGTTTCTCCGTGCCTGTTTGTCACAGAGATGGTAGAGCCTTGCAAGGTTACATTACAGGTCTCTGCTCCATCCGTTGCAGTCTCTGCCTTTTTTAATATCTCCTGTGCCTTGGTAGCAGCCTCGATAGCTGGCTTCTGCAACTCCTTGATTTCTGCTTCTGTAAAGTCATCGTAAGTGAATGGGTCGCCCTTTTGTCCTTGAGGACCTTGTTCTCCCTGCGCTCCAGTATCACCCTTCATACCTTGTTCACCACGCTCTCCCTTGTCACCTTTGAGTTGCATGAGGTCAAATTCCTTTTTCTCACCACTCGGACGAGTAATATTCAAGTTTGTGCCGTCAATATCAATATCTACGTTTTGAACTTTTTCCAGAGCTCCGTTTACCTGACTTACGGCATCGTTGGCTTTTTTTACGGCTTCCTCCGTCTTATTTACCGCACCATCAACCTTTCCTAACGCCTCATTTGTGTCTGAAATAAGGTCTGACAATTCCACGGTAGGAGGCAGGATGACCATAGCAGTATCCATCTCCACGCTGTTGTCGCCCTCATCGGTCTCACCAAACTCGGTATCAGCATCGGCATTGTTGGCCACGATGGCAAATTGAGGATATTCATTGCTTCGCCAGTCGTTGCCGAATATTTTGCCCTTCACCTCGATAGCATACGTACCGAGACTCATCTGGTCACCCTCTACTCTTGCAAGGAGCACATTATCCTCCTTTACATCAATCTCAAACGCAAGAGGGATGCGTTTGAATTGATTGCATACCTGTACCACAACGTCCGTACAGGCTGGCAGAGGAAAAGCCTTTGCTTGTCCCTCCACCATCTTCATCACTGGTATCTTCAATGTGAAGTCATTACCTTTAACGATTTTCTTCATAGCTATAAAATTAAATTGTTAGTCGTACTTTTTCAGGATAACCTGCCGTAATATCATAGGCTATCAATGCGTCTATCGTCAGTAGCTCCGCAACCTTGTCAAGATGGTTCTGCGTAACATTGTAGCAGTCTTTGGCATATACTTCTATCTTGCTGATGAGGTCTTGAGCTGTGCCAATAGGCAGGGTATAACACTCGCCGTCGAGCCACAGGGTCGTTTCCGTTCTCCCCATTCGTCTCAGTCGCTCGTTGCCCTGATACACTCTGTCTCTTGTCTCGAAGTCGAGCCAGTGAGCCTCGTCGTTGAGATAAAACGTATTCACCTCTGCGCTCTTGTCGTACTCCGTTATCTGCTCGATGCACTTGTTTCTCAGAGCCTCTGTCAGCTGTTCTTCTGTGGGCACCTCATCGGTATTCATATCGAGCAGCACGCAGTCGTACAGATACTCACCGTCTTCTGTCTTGCGTTCATTCAAAGCAAGACGCACCTCATTATTTTTCCATGTCGCAACCTTTGTTTCCAAAGGCGTAGCATACAGTTCCTTATATGTTATCATATTCGTTTAGTAATTATTGCTCATTATTCCTACGTCAAGATTACCGAAAGTGATTTCTGTCTGTATTGAATAGATTCTTCCGAACCATCCGAGTGTCGTGAACTTTGCGTTAAAGGAAGCTGTCTGTACATAGAAGGATGGCCTTGTCACGCTCTGTCCCTTCTTGATGGAAGGCACCAGCTTTGTGTTGTCGTAGACAGTGACATCCCCAGTGAGGAACACGCCATCCGCAAGATTTGTCAGCGCACCATTCTTCACCATTGTGCGGCTCGTAAACGTCCTTCCGTCGGCTGCACTCGCAAGGTCGTAGGTACTCAATCCGTTGGCCGAGTCGGCTACTATCTTTCCGTTCACTCTTGGTGCTGAGTAACGATACAGGGTTGTCTTTTTACCCGTCGCACCCTTAACGAAAAGAATGTAGTTGTTGTCCTTCGTTGCCGTGTACCACGACTTCGTTGTGTCAACCCACGGAAGATCTACATTCTCTCCGAGCGGAGTCGTCAGTCCTGCATCCTCTGCTTTGATATATTGCTCAGAAGTTATCTTTGCGTCGGTCTTGCTGAGTGAGGCAATACCAGCAGGACCGAGGTCGTAGAGAAAGTTTCCGTTGTCGTCGTAGTACGACAGCACGGCCTGTCCCGAACTGTTCAGACCGAAGCGGATGTTTGCAGTTCCTGCCTTGCCGTAGATATTGATAAGGCCATCGGCTATCCTTACCATCTGTCCGTTGTGTCCTTGCGATGTAAGCATCTGCGCCAGTATCAGAGCCGCATTGATGGCTCCGTCTTTAAAGAGAGCGGCTGTCGTAGTCTGACCGGTAGAGAGCGTGTTCTCCACCTTGATTTTCTCGCCATACAGAGTTACTCCGCTCGACGTAATCTCAAGTCCTGCCGCCTTGGCCGTGGCTCTGTCTATGAGGTCGGTCTTCCGTTCTGTATAATCAGTAAGTTGTGCGCCTTCCTCCAACTTCGGCTTTGTCACCCAAGCCTCAGTATCGCCTGGAACACGTATCAGCACCTTGTCTGGAATTACCTCTGCTCCCTCGCCAGTGTAATCCTCTATTCGCCAATGCACCCAGTACCGCCTATAGGTCGAGGTGAGTGCGAGCTGTGCGTATCCGTCAACCCAGCCGTCCGGATACACGTTTCCTTCGCAGGTTTCTGTATATACATTTGCATGAACGCTGTCTCCATAGAGATAAACGTTGATGTTCCCGCTGCCCTTGGCAACGAAGGAGAACACATAGTCCTGCTTCTTTACTATTCTCGCCTGCCCAGAAAGGGTAGCTGTTGTTGGAAATTTATATTGCAAGGCTTCTGTGTACTGAGACTCTGCCGAGTTGTTTTTGTTGTACAATATACCGTAGCAGCCTTCGTATTTTTCAAACATAATCAGTCCGCTGGCAAGCTGGAGATTGCTTTTGTCAGACGATCTGGTCAGTGTCATCGTGTCCTCCATAAGGTTTCCTCCCACATAGTCGTAGTCCGTTTCCGCAGGAGTCCAGCCTGTATACTCGCCTTCTTCCAGCATTGGCATACATATCCATCCGTTGCCCGAGGCAGTATAACCAAAGGTTCCGTCCACGGTTATGCCATTGTAGACAAAGATATTCACCTCGATAAACTCTGCGTTGCCCGTATTGAAGGTGTAGTTCACCTGCCTCCACTGATTCACCTCGTTCTCCTTTATCTGCCACTGCATGTTACCTGAGGTGGCAGTAATACGGTCCCCTCTATTGCCATTCATCGTAGCCATCTTGAACACCTCCGAAAAAACCTGTAAGTCCTTCGTGTCGCACTTTATCCATGCCGAGAAAGTGTAGTCGGTATTCTTCTTCACAGCGATGCCGTTGACGTGCTGTCCCCAGAAAAGTCCTTTGTACTGAGGCTTTCCGTCACCCGTCACCGAGAAGCGGATGGCATTATGGCCGTTCACGCCTTGTGTTATCGTAGGCTGGAAGAGGCCGTCCGAATAATATATATCACCCTTCCTTGTCAGCGCCGTATCTCGCAGTAGGTTGTGCCGTCCTTGCTGGCTCTGAGTCACACTGAGAGTAATCTCCTTTGCCGTCTGCTTGATAGTAGATGTGTAGGCGTTTAGAACGGTAGGATTGCTTCTCTTGAGGTCGTTCTCCAATGCCTTAAATTGCGACTGATACTGCTTTGCCGTAGCCTTTACACTACCCATATACTTCGACACGTTCACCGAGAATGGGACTTGCGCAAAATAGACAACACCAGCGTAAACAAATTGTGCGACCGCATAGCCTGATGTTGCAGAAACCTGTCCTTGATTTACCCCGTCAACAATTACATCATTCTTTACAATCCATCTTCCTTGAACAGAAACACTGATACACTCATTATCTTTATCCTTTTTTACATCACACATGCAGTTTGAACTCAAATCATCCCTCGATGACTCCTGATTGCAATCGTTAGTAACGTTTGCATTTCCTCTCATTACCTTAACTTTCGCAGTCTTCGTATCGTCGGCAGGAACAGTTCCACTGTCATCTGTGTCAAAAACGAGCGGAGCATCTTCTACAAGGATAGAGATAGCATCCTCTCCGTCTGTTCCATTTGCTCCATCTTCTCCTTTATCGCCCTGCGGTCCCTGTGCGCCCGTTTCGCCCTGCGCACCTGTTTCTCCTTTAGGCCCTTGTGGTCCTTCGTCACCTCTGTCTCCCTTGTCTCCTTTCTCACCTTTTTCTCCCGACAACACCTTCTGCCAGTCGCTGCTTGCGTCCGAAGGCTCTTGGCTTGTTCCGTTCTCGTTTATACAAGTCCATAGGGCGTTGTTATGATTCACTTGGTCGTAGTAGTCATAGCTTCCTGCCTTCCACTCGCCTCTGTAGTTCACCATGTGCATAGCATCCCCAGTCGAAGATACCCACTCAAAGATACCGCTATTAAGCCTTATCCTATCAGGCGAGAGCACGAATACCTCCTTGCCCTCATGCGTATATGAGCTAACGCCACGCAGACCCACTATGCGAGGTGTACCATTGCCAGTACTCTCAAGCATCAATACTCCTTGGCGTGTTGTATCATCACTGGCACCATCGAGCACGATGGTGTCGCCAGCTGCAGGCGTATCGCTGCCCACCATGCAGTCAGTAGCCGACAATGTCACCCAGTCAAACAGTCTACCACCATACAGCGCCGTACCGTCCGCAGTCTTGATGGTCACAGGCTGAGTACTCACCTCTGTCACCAGTCGCCAGTAGCTCTTATTGCTCACACCCTCGTGTTTCCCTTCGAGGATATTGAAGCTTTGACAGCGTGCCTGGTCTTTCACGCGCCATAGGTTTTGCGTCGCCGTACTGCCATCATCTGCCAAGAGATAACACTTCCAGCCTGTCGTAACACCCGATGCAGAGTATTGTTCTTCCACGTGCACAATTTTCGAGCCTGCGCCCGAAAGATAGACGTTACCGCCAGCATAACTCAACTTACGTATCTCGAGCTCGTGGAAGATAGCCTTTCCCCAGATAGTAAGATTGGTGATAAAGCCGTTGTATTTCCCGTTTTCCTTCTTAACAGCGAAACCTTGCTCTGCTTCATTGTCGTAGTCGATAGACTGTATGGACTCTAAGATCGCTCTTCCTGCCTCGTCTATCAACGCTCCTCCCTTACCAAAGTAAGCACCTCCGTTCAGCTTCACCAAAGCCTCGCTCACCAGTCCTTTGATGAAGGTAATCACGCCTTGTGCGGTGTCATCCTTTAGCTTCGACAGAAAGTGTTTTGAAGCTTCATTGATAGTCGAGTCGGTTATCTGTTTCGATGTCTCGCTACTTACCTTTCCGTTTCCTGACTCAAGTGACGAAATCTGCTGCTTTATCTTGGCCATCGTTCCGACTTCTACGTCATTCCTCAGAGTCACTTCATAGGTTGGTATGCCTCCTTCGTTTTCTCTTATGACGAGCTGGTCGATGGTCACCTTGCCTCCTATGTGCAAGTCGTCATCGTCAAACTCCATGATGTCGCCGGCCTTCAGCGTGTCGTGAAGGCTCTTGATAGTTCCGGTTTTATCTTCAGTCGCTTGGTCGTTTTGTCTCGCCATAAACACTTCGTCCACCTTTGGCTGGTACACATACCTTGTGTAGTCGTTCTTGTCTATGTAGGCAATGGCGTATTTCAGAAGCTTTAGTGACGCTGCGTTCACATAAGAGTCGGGTAGGGTGATACCTGTCAGCACAAAGTGATCTCCTTTTCTGATAGGATAGCCTTCGTATGGGAACCACAGCTCCAAGGCATCGTCCTTTACTCTCTGTATAGTTAGCCTCCATCTGCCGTTCTCTTTTACCGATGATGCCACCTTAAAGGTTCTTCCTCCACACATGCCATCCTTCATGGCGATAGAGAAATCACTGTCCTTCAGGTCGTTGATATCGAAGTCGATAGACGGATTCAGGTAGATGTCAACATTGTTTACAGTCTGTCCGTCTTCAAACCTTCCGTTATCATTGGGTGCAACGCCCTCGTCAATCTCATCCACACGCACGCCACCGACAACCATTTCTTCGATTGTAGGGTATATCTCTACGATACCGTTGGTCTTGTCATCGTTATCAAAATATTGCGATGCGGAACGCAGACCAATCTGCTGTATGTTCACAGAGTCAATATAGGGCCTGTGTGGATTGGTCGAAAAGATATGTTCCTTGCCCGTTGGGTTTACGTATTCCTTATCTGCCTTACTCAGCGAGTTGTAGTAGTCGTTAAGTGAAACATGGGGGAATCCTGGCAACATCAGCCTGTTGATAGACATGTTGTTGGGAAGATTCTGCGCATACTCCTTCATTGACGATGGCACAGCCTTAGTATTCAGGCCGCCAGTTATATACAACTTTCTGTTTCCTGCGTTTACCTGTGCGATAAACCTGTCAAGATTTTCTTTTGACGGCTCGTCTCCGTTGTCTTCCATGTTGTTCTTCACTTCCGAGTATAACATTACGGCCTGCCCGCTGCTCAAAGCTGTCACAACACAGGTGATGACCGTCTGAAAGTCAAACGTCACCTTCAGGACGTATCCGTACGTCTGTTCTTTACCTGTCCCGTCATTAGGTACGAAAACTCTTGGGATGGTGAAATAATTGTCAATGTACTCCATGTCGATATACACTGACAGATAACTTGTTGCCGTGTTCACCTCTGTGATGTTACAGAAGTACTTTACGCCGAGGTCTGCGTAGTAGTGAGACGGGAGGTTCTTTTCAGAACCGTAAGCTCTTAACCTTGTCACGATTTGCTGTTCTGAGTCTGCATTTTGGATCAACTCACTCAGCCCTTTTCCAAGCCCGTACTTGAAGATATGGCTTGCCTGTATTCCGGTAGTACCGACATATATGTTTCTTCCTCTGACGATGAAGTTTATGTCCCACTTCTCGTTCACAAGCGCAAGGGCCTGCCAACAGGTCTGCGAATCCACTGTAATGGACATCGATTCGATGACGTTATCGTCGGTTTTCTCACCATAAACCGACAACCACTCGCTTTCGAGGGCTCCACGCTGCACGGAACGCTCCTTATTACGGGAGTAAATCTTCCAAAGACCTGCACCAATCTGCTCGTTTAAGCATGCCTGGATTCTGTCGAGCAAATCATCCAAAGTCTGTACATAGAATGAGAATTTCGGTAGGGCAGTGTAGTGAAGCTTGTTGTCATTCAATACTACATCGTAGAACTCCGATCTTGACAACTCGTCCTGCAACGCATTGAACTTTACGCTGTCATACACGAAGCCTTCTCCGTATGTGTTTAGACTTGATTTTTTGTCTTTTCCTGGCTCATAGTTCAACTCGAAGCGCTCTCCTCTGTATATGATGTAGTCGCCTATCTTAAAGTTGATTGGAGCGTTGTTTTTGAAGTCAATGGTAAGGAAGCAGTCTCCCATCCATTTGTCTGAGTACTGCAATCCGTGAACGACAACCTCGTCACCGTTCACGTCTGTAAGCTTTGTTCCATCCTTATGATATATGTTCCATCTGCTCATGTCTGCATTAGGTTAAGTTTGTTATGTTTCCATCCGCACCCATCACCGGCTTAATGTCTGTCACGGGGTCGTTAAACTTGAAGGTAACACTCATCACCAATAAGTCTTCATTCTCCGGGTCCCTGTACAGCACAGGGTCTATGCTTTTCAGTCTCACGTGCTGCCTGCCAATCTTATTGAAGTCGCAGTACATCTTCATCATACCTGTTGTTCGGAGATAATTCACAAAGCTCCTGCATTTCTCGTTCGCCCCATAAGCTTCTCCCTTAAACAGGAACTTTACCTTATTCTCGTAAGCTGCCATGTACAGACCGTCTTTGCCTATATATTCATCGTCTCCGTGCTCGTCATACCAGCTCCTCTTTACAGGCTCCTTCACTGCGTCGCATGGCTTGAACGGACTCTCGCTTACGTACATACCGAAATCGGTTATAGTGTCCATTACCTTGGCACCATCACCTTCTTTCTGCATATAAATTCTGAAATAATCTTTCATAACTCAAAATCACTTATTATGATGCAAATATACAATTAATTGTATAAATATACAAGTAAAACGAGAATATCAATGTATATTTATGCGATTAAGGGCGCGAATAACACTTCATCACGCCCTTAATCATTACATTATCTTACCTTGATAGACTTAACTCCGTTGATAACCATGTTGAAATTACTGCTATACTCATCGAATACGCGCTCTATTCGCTCTGCTGCTTCAGCGTTTCTTAGGGTGTTAGCAGATATGAAGTTCAACTGTGTTAGTTGTGACTTGGCTATCTCGTTCGATTCCGACATACATTTCACTTGCTCCTCTCTTATTACTGACACATCAAGACGTATGCTATTGAGGTAACTGGCAATCAGGTCTCCTGTATCTTCCGTTATGCCTTTTACAGAATTTGTAAGAGAAGAACTGCTGTTGTCGCTCCATCCGTAGTACCGCTTGAGATAATCTCTTGATGCCTCTATCTGCTTTGTCACGTCAGCAAGGTCTTTGCCTATCTCATCCATCTCTGTGTTGGTGTACTCGGACATTACTTTTCCCGTTGCTGTGTCAAGCTTCTTTTCCGTACCGCCATTAGGGTCGCCATACTTCTTGGTCTTCTCTATCAGAGCTTTTATCTTCTCTCCATAAAGGTTCTCTATCATGGATTTCAAGATAACATTCCTTAGATTTTCCTCGAAATGGTCCACAAGGTTATCCGATGTGTTCGACATCGTGGCCATTGCGTCACCCCAGGCGGAAACGAGGTCGGAATACTTGTTGCCGGTAAGCTTCTCAGTCAGCGACTCTATCATATCCTCCGACTTCTCGCCGTACTCTATCAGTTTGTCAAGATAGGTCCTTGAGTCCTCATCAAGGTTGGCCCAAAGCTCCGCGTAGTCCTTCTTTATCTGCTGAAGCACCTTGTAGTCTATATCCAGAATATCAGTCATGTTGTCAAACTTCACGCCGTATCTCTTGGATATTTCGGGGGCAGCTTCTTTCCACCCACGCTTCTCCCAGTCTCTCACCTTGATAGAGTGACTTCCTGCCGAAGCACCAGAGTTGAAGTTCTTCATGGCGATCACCTTCGTCTGTTTTATTTCAGACTCCAGCATCTCCTGGGCTTCCTTCGAGGCATTGGCGGCTTCTGTACCCCAATGAATGTTCATGTACTCCGACTTCTTCTGGATAAGCGAGTCCCATATCGACGAAAGAGTCTCATACTTTTGCTTCGCCTTATTGTACTCTGAATAGTCCGCACCAAAAGAGCTTATCAAAGAGCCGGCAACACTTAACCCCGCACCAACAGCAGCTCCGTAAGGACCAAGATTTCCAAGACCCAAAGCGCTAAGACCACCAGATACCTGCGATGCCGCACTAAGTGCGTTACTTGCGCCTCCTGTTATTTGTCCAAGAATAGAGTCCTCTTCACCCATAGCCTTGAAAAGGTTTACTACAGGGTCAAGAGCGCCTTCCAAAGCCTTGAGCTTTCCTACAAGCGCATTGATGGCGTTCGATGAGTCTGCATACTTTCCTTTCTGTTTGCTCGCAAGCTCATTTTTGCTATACCCGACAGCACTCCATTCTATACCCATCTTCTTGGCTTGTTCTGCGGTAGGCACATACTTTTTGCCATTCATGTACTGCGCACCGAGGTTACCTTTCAAGTATCCTCCTATAGCGTTTCCTTGATTTACGGCCCCGAAGATGTATGGTAGTGGGTTTCTGTCAATGTCCTCTTTTCTTAGCTTGTCGAGGGCATCCCTCAGCTGTTTCACTACTTCTACCGACAATCCCGTCGTTCTCGAAAAATCGTCTATCTTCGTAATCATCGAGCTGATGGTAGCCGAAGATACCCTGTCAAGGTCATCAAAGATGGTAACCCAGTCAGACTCTTGTTTGAACTGCTCAAACTGAAGCTTCGCCACATTCTCATTGTGAGTCTTTGTGGCACCAGCCTTGGCTCTGTCTCTCATCTGTGGGTCTTCTATTCCCTTGATGAGTTCAAGCTGCCTCTCGTATTTGCGGTTCTCATCATCAATCTGCTGGGCGATGGTTGCATTCTTCTCAATCAGGTTAGCCATCAGATCGATGGTCTCCTTCTTAATACGATTCGTTTCTTCCGTCCATTCCTTGTAGATAACAGAAGCGTTTTCACTCTCATCGCCGACATGTTTCTTGAAGTCACTCTCGCTCATCTTTAGCACGTCGTCGGCACTGAGGTTCTGGCCAGTCCTCTGGTTATGGTCGCCTATGGCCCATTTCATCTGTTCCTTCAGATAGTCTTGATAGGTTCCAGACTGCACGTGCCCGAAGGCGAGGAGCGATGAGCCTTCGCTGTTGCCAGTCAGCTCGTATATCTTCTTGTATGTTTCGTATTGACTTGAGAGGATGTTTAGCTGTTTTGACAACTGACTGTTGGTCGACTTGATGCGCTCTTCCTCGATGCTCCTGTTCTTGGCATGAATATCTGCAAGCTGACTTTCTTTATACTCCTTTCGCTTCTGCGTTGACGTCCGTACACGTTTCATCAGCTCTTCTATCGACACTCCGTAAGTTCCAGGGTCCGAAAGTCCCCAAGATAAAACAGAGTTCTTAAACTCCTTGTCGTGTCTTATCTGCGCCATGGCTCCTTCCTCTCCGTACATCTTTCTGTACTTTTCAAGTTCAGCGTAGAATTTCTTGTAGAGTTCGACACGCTTCCTTAGAGTTTCGAGCTCTTTGTCCTCCTGGTTTCCGGTATTCCTGGTTCTTCCTTTCGGAACTTTATTGGACTTCTTTCCGCTTCCTTCATAGTCGTAATAAAGCAAATCTTTTGCGGCCTGCTTTACCGTCTGCCAAGCCGTATAGAGCTCACCGGCATTTTTTGCTTTAGAAGCCTTAGCAGAAAGATACTCGTTCTTGGCTTTATCAATATCAGACTGCGCTGCATTTCTGGCGGAATACCAGCTATTCTCTTTGCCCCACTTTTCCGCAAACGCTTTATACTTTCCTGATGTATCGCTCATCATGAGTCCGCTATACTTGCCAGGAATTCTTTTAACCAGCTCACTCTGTAAGTTATTCAGCTTTTCACCGCCATCAAGAACGAGTCTGATAACAGCCTGGAAGTTGGATGCAGCAAGCATATTCTGAAGAGTATGTTCCAGTTCCGGATATTGCTTAACGAGACCATTCTTGGCATCATTCATCAGCTCTTTCACCTTCGCCTTCTCCGCGTCGTTAAGTGGAATACTTGCTTTTATCTTTTCGCCAATCATGGGGAAAGACTTATCAATCAAAGCAATCATACTATTAGATACCTCTGTCTGCAACCATGCGCTCTTGTCTCCGCATCCGAATGCCTGCAAGACAGATGCTCTGATAATATCCGCCTTATCCTCTGGAATACCCATTGACGAGAATATACCACTCATTGCTTGCATCGCAGCCTCACGCATTTTTTCATCTTTCCCGATATCGCCGAACCTCTTCGCAAGCTCATTCTTCAGTGATTCTATATAGTTGCTGTATGCAGTTTCATGATCATACAACCACTTATATCCCGCGGAATCGTCGTCGGAGGACATAGCTGCGACACGCAGTTCTTCTCTCTTCTTGAAGGCATCAATAACATCTTCCGTCGCATCACTCAAATCAGAATAATAGCCTCTGTTGCTGAGCTTTGCGCTCGCAATGTCATTTGCCTCCTTGAGAAGTTTTATTTCTTGTTCGAGATATTGCAGCCTCTTCTTGTGATCGTTCTCCTCGTTCGCTGTCATCAACATGTTCTTGTAACTATAAGGAGCAAGTTCTTTCAACTTTTCCTTGTAGCTATCAATCATATTGTCAATCTCCTTTGTGTCGTCACCGGATATTGCGATGTTCACGTTGTTATCACGGAGAAAATCTCTTATCTGCTTATTTTTGTCGGCTATTTCGTCTTGCGTCTGCTTTATCTTTTGACTGAGCTCCTGATACTCACTGATAGCGTATGTGATGCCAAAAGTAACAGCAGTAACGATAAGGCCAGGTAAACCTCCTATAGCCGACCAGATTCCAGCCGCAAGAGTCTTAACTCCTGTACCTATAACTCTAAATGCAGCCAAAGCCGACGTCTGGAATCCTGTCCACACATTCTTTAAAGAAGAAAAAGTGGTAGTAAGAGACATAGAGCGCATTGTCGCCAATGCACGCAGCAATTCCATCCTAACAGTCTTCTCGCCGGTCTGTCTCAGCACAATACCTCTGTAAATATTATACTGCTCTGCCGTGATTTTGCCTGACAATCTCAACTGATTAAGCTTCTCTGTAGTTAATGCTTTTGCATTAGCCAACGCTCTCAAATCAGCACCTGTAATCTGATTCTTCGTTGCGAGAATTCTTTGCTCTATCTGTGTTAGAGCCTGACCCTGCAACACCTTATTCTGGATATTAGATGCGAGATTTGCCTTATTCAAAAGAAAGCTGGAAGCCGTATTGCCTGCCGCCATCTTCTTGAATGCGTAGCCGGCGAATATTGCGCCAATAGGCATCGCAAGAGTGTGCAGGGACTGAACCAAAGCGGTTGCACCATCAATGGCGGTCTTGAAGAACTTGCCAACGAGCGAATCGCCACTCGCAAACTCGGCAAGCATAATCTCCCAGGCATCCTTCAGCTTGTTATAGCGACCAAGCAAAGTCTCACTCAGAACCTGCTGCATGTTATAGAACTGACCGCCTGCATCTGTCATCTGCCAGAAGATAGACTTTACATCATCGAAGCTTACCTCTCTGTTTGAGATACGAGTTTTAATCTCTGATGTTGAGACATTTCGACCTTCCTGCTTAGAGTAGAACTCAGACAACTTTTCAAGCAGAGGAATACCTGCATAAGCAATCTGGCGAAGCTCCTTACCATCGAGCCAGCCACGAGCCTGGACCTGTCCAAACGCCAATGCGATACGGTCGAAGCTAACACCAAGGCCAGAAGACATATCCGCAAGCCTCTTGGTTGTGTCATAGAGCTGGTCGTACTCTACACCATACGCAGCCAACTGCTTAACATCTCTGTTCAACTCAGAGAACGTAAATGGCGAATTAAGAGCGAGTTCCTTAATCTGGTTAAACATAGTGTTCGCATTCTGCATATCACCAAGGATGGATTGGAGAGCAATATGCTGCTTCTCCATCTCACCACCAGTGGTAATGATGCTCATAGCAAACTGCTGTGCGCCGAACACAAGACCTCCCTGCAAGAAAAGTGACTTCAAATCCTGTACGGTTGAATTCAGCTTTCCTGCATGGCTGTTGGCTCTCTCGAAGCCGCGGACCAAATCAGACTGAACCTTTGCGGCCGTCTGAGCAATCTCCTGCTGACGCTTCCGCTCAAGCTCAATGCCTCTTTGAACCTCTTGGTTTACTGCCTTCTGGTCTTGAAGAACCCTCGATGCCAATGTGGTATCATGACCGCTTCCCATATTGCCAAGCGCACCGAGGCTGTTCTTCCAGTTCCCTGAATAAAGTTCTCCCCTGATATCTCTAAGGGTTCTCATTAAAGCAAGGAGTCTGTTAATCTCGCCTTCTGCCTTGCTCACATCTGCGCCGATAGAGATACCTCTGCTGTATTCTGAGCGAAGCTGGCGGACCTTATTGCCGAGAGAATCATATCGGCGCTCGGCATTCTTAATCTCCGCCTGACGCTGTTTCTCGACCGCAATATCTTCACGCTTCGCCTTGACAGCGTCTCTTGCAGCCTGAGCTTCCTTCTCTTTAGAAGTCTTTTCGAGATTAGAGTAATATTCAGACATTCTTTTCTGAATGTCGTCCTGTCTCTGCTTCTGAGGAGTCTGACCTATCAAGTCTTTGACATTTGCCTGGCTGACACGGAGAGTATCGTAAACGTTCTGAAGAGCTGTTATTGTACCCATCAGTTTCTCCGCTTCAGCATTGGCTTCCTTCAAGCCCTGCTGTCCGAAGGAGACACCTTCCTTCGTACCGGTTCCGATTGCATTCTGATAAAGAGTAATATCTCCTCTAACCTTTCCAAGCCTCTCAAGCAATGTATCTATCTCTGCCTTGATATTCTTCAGACCCTGATCGTTCTTGAAGAACGGAGATATGCCTGCCTTCTCTGCAATCTCACGCTTCTTCTCAACGAGAGCCATATACCTCTTTATATAATCAGATTGAGCCTTTAATTCCGCATCATTGTCTTTTGCACTCAACTTAGCTGCCGCGGCAAACTCCCTCTCTACTGCGATGGCCTTTCCTTTTTCTCGCCCGTATGCCTGGGTCGCAGCGGTTGCTTTTGTCATTTCTACAGCAACATCGGAAAGAAGATTCTTCATCTGCGCAGCATCAGTGAGGATTGATTTGTTGCCAGATGCAGACTGCAATCGGGCAAGAATCTTGTCAAGCTCAGTGATACTACCACCAAGCATGTTGGTATTATAACCCTTTAACGAACCCTCTGCCATGAGGTCTCGCATTTTGGCAAGCTTTTCAGTTACTCTTGATATATCAGCCTCGACCTTTGCTGCTCCGCCCGAAAAGGCAGATAAAGGGTTCTCCTTTTTGAACTGATCGGTAATCTGCTTTACATCACGGAACGTCATTTGGAGAACCTTAGCGTAGTCTTGCAAAACGTTTGCATAGTCTACGCCGCCACCTCCGCCGCCCTGTGCTTTGTTCTGTAATCTATAAAGCTGATTATTGACATTCTCAAGCATCAACTCTGCCTCCTTAAGCTTCGAGGTATCAACATTTGGGTTAAGTGAACGCAACTCCGAAATCTTACTGCGTTCTATGTTGATTCTCTGTAGCATATCGAGATAGGAGAGGGCGTTTTTAACCGCCATCTGCAAATCTTTAGCTTCGTCGCTCTTGTCGTTTTTTTTGAGTTTGGAAATCCTTCTATTTATCTCATTGAGAACATCGGCAAACTCTTTGGCTTTTTCTGCCTGCTCCTTGAACCCGGACTTCTTGGTTCCGAATCCCTGGAGAGCACGAAGAAGTGAGTTTGCAGCGTCGTCTCCTGTCTTAAGCTTGTCGATGATTTTTTGAAGTTCCTTAGATGTATTATCCTTCACACCAAGCTGAAACCACAAGTCACCTAAATTTCCACCTGCCATATCCTGAATATTTTTAAGTTAGAGTTCATTGTTTAAGTAATCAGTAAGACTTATCTTCTTACCGATGAGGCTTCCTTCTTTCTTCTTTTTCTCCATCCACCTGTCGTAGAGGTCATCCATCTCCTTCTTGGTATGCTTCTTCGGACCGCCTTCCTTCTTGGTCTTTGGATAGACGACAAGAGGCTGGTCTGCAACCATGAGGTCGATCTGTGCCGACGAATAGCCCCACCAGTAGTCGTAGGCTGCGATGAAGTACTTGCGATGGAAGAGAAAACCAAACTTCTCCGCTAACGAGAAGGCTGCTCCCCAGCTTGTTCTGCTTGGATAGCTCTTACTTCGCTCCTCGTCATCGTCATCATCACGTCCGTCATCCCTGTCGCTAATATGGTAGTCAGCGAGAATGCGTTCGATGGAATTTTTTTTTTAGAAACATCGAGAACTTTCAGTACCTCTACCACGTCTACGTCCTTGATGTAGTAGAGCCAACGCCAGTAAAGCCAGTAGAAGGCTCGTATCTTCCAGATGTTGTTGAGGAGGATGCAGACGCAAATCTTGACGTTGCGCTTCCATTCGTTCTTCTCCTTCATCTTGATATGGGTGCATCTTCTCATTGTTCCCTTTCTGAGCCATCCTATATGGTGTTTCTTGCCACGGAACACTACTTCCGTAGGTGTGTCACCGATAACGCTGTCAAGCATCTCCTGTAAGTCCACCGAAGGCTGCTCTATTTTCTTTTCTTCTGCCATGATTGTATGATTTTTTAAACGAAGAAGGGCGGCACGGCTGTTATCATAAGCCTGCCGCCCAACGGTTGTTATCCTGAATCTAATTACCTATAGACTTCTCTTTAATTAGCCTCCAATACCAGGAGCTGGAGCCTTAGTAAGCCAAGCAATACTGCGCATGCCTGCACCCTCGATAGAACCGGCGAACTTGAATGCAACTGGCTTTGAGCCTGTGTCATCCCACTGCAATGTTGCATAGAGGGCAATGTTTGTCACGATCATAAGGTTCTCCTTCTCGTCGTCAACGATGACGATAGTACCCTTGATCTTGAACTTCTTAGGCTCAACTGCAACGCCGGTAAAACCGGTAGTAGCATCGAGAGTCGCGTCACCAGTACTCTTCAAGGTAACCTTGGTCAACTCTGTGATTGCATCCTCACCGAACATGATTTTCAACAAGTCCTTTGCCTTGGAAGGAACAACGAACTCTACGTTGAAGTCACCGAGTTCTGCGGTAGTTGCCCAGTCACCAGCAAGGCCGATAACCTTGTAGTGATTGATGGTCGGATCCTCCATGGTTGCCTTAAGGGAATCAACCTCCACAGGAAGCTCAATCTCTGGTGTGATGTCTACTGAAGCCTTGCTCAAGTCTGTGATAGCCTTTGAGTAGAGCAAAGTCTTAGGACCATTGAAAATGTCCTTCATCTTGTCAATAGTTGTCATAGCCATAATCTAAAATATTTTAAATTGTTATACCTGAATACTTATTTTGTTCTCAATCGTCCTTGTATGATGGTGACAGAGTATCCGTCTCCGTCGTCTGTCTGCATGGTTACCATCGGATTTGTTACGATGATGTTTTTGGTGGAGATTGGAAATCTGTCCATAACAGATTTTACTTTATCGTCTACTTGGGATACGTCGAGTGCGTTGGGATTGTCTGCGGAGGCCTTATCCTTTACGTACACTTCTATCTGTAGGGTGGTAGAATAGTCGTTATACGCACCGTCAGAGTTCATCTCGTTGTTGTATATAGAAGATGGAAAGAAGACAACGATATAACTGTTTATCTTCTTGTCAACAGCCTTCGGGCGGTTGCGGGGAAATACCCTGTCACACACACCTTTCATGGCGTTGCCCACATCGAAGTATAATGTCTTAATACTTATCATAATCACACCTTCTTAAAGTATCTGACTAAATAATCTCTGAGCGACGTGATAACATCGTGACCCTTCTTTGCCTCAACGAATCTTGCATAATCAACTCCGGCAACAAGCAACATTTGCCAAGTTGAATCATACTTTCCTTTGCTATGTTCGTTGTACAAGAGTTCATCTTCTGCCGTTGCAGGGCCGTTCTGTCCACCTTCTCCATATTCACCCTTATAAGGCCTACGTCCGCTGTCTTTGAACGAAAACGAACTACGATAGTACCTGTCAAGATTGTATCTCTCTCCTTCTGCAAGGGTGGGGCGTGTTGGCTCAGGGCCTGGGGCGTAGTGTATCGACTGCAAGGAGCCTTTGTAATATGTGCCTATAGCGGTTGATTTATACAGGTTACCTGTAACGTCATTATAGTCACGTGACTCATCTGCCGCCTTCATTGTCATTTCTGCTGCGTGGTCCATCTTTTGCTGCATCTTCTGTACAGCCATCTGACGGATTTTCTTTTCTATATCCACGAACTGATCTGCCAAACTCCCCATAGCCTAAACTCTTATATATTCCCAGTAAACCACAGTCCTGTTATTGTCCGGTTCGCAGTCTTTTACGATGCCCACTTCTGTATTGTTGCCAATAGTTGCGTAAATGGTGTCTCCGTCAAGAGGACATCTGCCAGCACCCCATTCGTCATATCTGACAGGAATCGATGCTTTCCTCTTGTTCTTGTCTACATATTTATCGCCTACAGTGGTAGTGTCCGTATAACTGCGGCCTTCACCGTTATAGAGAATGATTTCCTTGTCCTCACCTACGGGAGCGTCATCATCGGCGAATGGGTCATCAGGGTCGGCTTTTCCGACGACCTTCCTCACAATCTTGATATGGTGAGGGTATCTTGGGTTTCTGATGTTTTCCTTTTCCATACGCCTTATTTGATGATGTGGGGGAGTGGTCCTCCACAAGGAGAATAATTCGCCCGCTTCACTCCGTGAGAGGTCAACCGGAAGGTGGATTTTTTCTTGAGCATCGAGTCGGGCTCAAGCTTTTGGTAGATAGCATTAGCCTCCGCCTTCATTGCACTGATATCCTCGTCCGAAATCTCATATCCTCCTCCAGAGTGCGTCCAACCATTGTCGGAATCAGAGGTGTTGTTCACCTTGCTTGGGCCAAGACAAAACCACTTCAATGTATCGGCGTATGCTAAACTCAGCACGTCAGCGTCACAGTCACACATCAGCGACTCCGGCTGTATGCTGCGGGTAAGCATGATTCCCAACATGGTCTTCTTTGGCACCTCAAATTTCACCCTGTTGATAAGGTAGTCGTACGCAGTGTAAACTTCCATCTCTGATTCCATAACCATACAATCTAATTACGTTAATAGTTCCAAGACCGAAATTAATCAGTCTTGGTAATGTCCATAATGCAATGATCTGGGAAGTCGATGAGAGCTGGGCAAGCAGAGAACATGATGTCTGTGTGCCACTCCATGTACTTACCGTTCGGAACCGTTGAGTTCATCAACAGACCGAGACCATCGTTGGTTGTACCGAACAAGGTAGAGATAGCCTTGTTGCCGGCATACTCAATCAGCTTTTTGTCGAGGCTGTCTGTACGCTCGAACTCACAGGCATCACCGGCAGGACGGAGAACGACGATATTGTCAGACCAACCCTGCTTGTACTCATCAGTTGTATGAGTAAGGTTGCGTTCCTTCTCAGTAACGATCTCGATAGGAGATACTCCCTCGAAGTCAACGAATGCCTTGATGAACTGCTCTTTGCTGATAGGCATTGTCTTGGTAGAGGCAATGTAGTTCAGCTGGCGGTAATTTGTAACGAGTTCGCGGACCTCTGCGTTCTTCAAGAATACATTATAGAATGTATTGCGAGTCATCTGCCAGATCAAAGCACCGTCGAAACCACCGCGTGTCTCACGATACTTAGCCTCCTTCTCCTTCATGTAGGTAAGGATGGTAGCAGTAGGGTCAGCCCACTTCTTTGCACCACCATTGATGAAGTTATCGCCATACTCGATAGGGTCGATAGCCCTGTGCAATGGGGTAGAGATACCACGGCCAATGCCTGAGTAGTCAATCTTACCGGTAGACATCAACTGAGCGGTCATAAAGTTCATTGTCGCATCAACAGAGTCGATACGGGTCTGAACCTCCTCGCACCAGTCTACCAAGATATCGGCATCGTTACCGAACTCCTCGAACTGCTTGATGCGGGCGTAACGCTCAACTGCGGTCTCAACGTAACCTGGAGTGATGAAGTCCGGAATAGAAGCGGTGTAAAACTTGTGTCCGTTCTTGTCCATCTGGTTAGAATCACCGAGAGGTGCGCGGAGGTCAGCCATTGGAGCTGCCTTCAACTTGCGAGCCTTGACGTTGAATGTTGCCAATCCGTAGTTGTCGGTAGATGTCAGGAACGAAGCGTTATGTCCCTGTGTCTTGTACCAGCCGTAGTTAGTAAAGAAGATTTCCTTTTTGTCAAGGAAACTCTGCAAATATGCCGCATTCTCCTGAGAACCGAAGAACTTGGCAAGTCGCGAATTATTAAAATCAAATTTTGCCATAATCCTGAATCAATCTTTAAGGTTAATAATTAGAGATGGAACCATCCGTTAACGCGACTCTTGTTGAGAGCCTTGATTGCAGGAGGGATTGGAGACATCCTGTCGATGTACATAACGGTGTCATCGTTAGCAAGGAATGGGGTAAGCATATAGCGAGCACCATCCTCGAAATCTTCACCTGGGGTGAACAGGAAGTCGTAGTCGCACTGAGCATAACCGTTAGGGTTGGTTACCATAGGCTTCTGTTTCGCGCCGGCAGCTGCTGCCTCAACGAGTACCGCATCCTTCGCTACAACACCGAGTGTTGCTGACAAAGTAAGCTTCCATACGTCTGCGCCAGCCTCGGTTGTCTTCTCAACACCAGTAACCGTAACTGCTGTGCCTGTGCCATCGAGAGCGTCAGGAGCTACCATGATATTGTCTCCAATGAACGGAATGTGCTTGTAGCCATCACGTACAATAAGGAGAGTTGTGTCAGTAGCACCGGTATTCTTTGCACACTGGTAAGACTTAACAATCTTAACAGTTGCGCCTGCGTTGCCATAGATGCCAGGATCATACTCCAGGAAGTCACCGGCGTAAATCTTTGCAGGACCCTTGAAAGGGTTGAGCAACTTACCACCAATTGTTGGAGTACGGAAAGCATCCTTTGCGGCGCCAATCAACTTGACGAATACATAGCGGATACCGCCGATTTCGCCACGAGCCTGGATGAGGGAACGACCTGGCAAGAAGCCGCTACCATTCATCCTTTCACTGTAATAAGGAGAAACTGTTCCCATAATCAATAAATAAATTTGTTATCCTGAATACTAATTGTTATTCGTCCTTAGGCTTGTGTCGAGATCTGATAGCTGCAACATCATCGAACTCGTGTTCGTCTACGGTTCCGGTTCCTCCAGCTCCGCCACCTCCACTTCGAGGCTTGGTTTCTGGATTGATACCCGCTTCCTTGAGGTCAGCATTGTAAAGAACCTCTGCCTTACCGACAAGATCCTTGATGTCAACTTCACCATCTGGAATCTCAAGCTTATCCAAAGCTGTCTTAACGAAAAACGAATTCAAAGGAATGTTGGCTTTCTCAAACTTAGCCTTAAGACCTTCCTTAATGGAGTTAACCAACGCCTTCTTTGCGTCAGCTGCTTCCTTCTGCTCTCGCGCCTCACGCTCCTTCTTGACTTCACCGATGAGCTTTTTAGCCCACTCAGGCATGTCCTCCTCGTTAGGAATTTCCTCAGACCCTTCCTCCTCAGACTCAGTTTCCTTAGCCTTCTGGCGTTCTCTCGCCTTCTTCTTATATTCCTTAACTTGCTGAGAAACGTCAGAATGGAGATTGCCGTCCATGCGTTTCAAGCGATTTGTAACCTTGGTTACCAACTTGGCGTTTGCAGCTTCGTCTTCACCAAAATCTTCGAGTACGTCATCAAGTTCTTCATTGATGGTTTTCTCGCTAATTGTCAACTTGGTACTACCGAGCTCCTTGTTGACCAATGCTAAGAGTTCTTCTCTTGTCATGTTGTTTTTTTGATTAAAAATGTTATTCTAAAAGTGGTTCTTCCACTCTAAAATGTATAAATATACCTTTTATTTTGCAAATATATGAATAAGTATGCAATTATCCAAGAAAAATTTATATTTTTGCAATATTAATTGTATTTTTATGCAGAAAGAAGTACTTTCAGGATTAAATTTGGATAATGGAGAGCCTATTTACACTCAAGAGTATATCCAATCGTTAAGAGATACCGACAAGAAACATCCCGACAAGCTGAAGATCATTGCTCAGCGTGGCGGTCAGGAACGTATGCTGTCTATTGACGCTGATATTAAGATAGTTGGAGGCTCGCGAGGTGGACCTCTGTATGAAGACACAAGAGTACTGACTACTAAAGGATTCATTAAAATCAAGAATCTTAAATATGGTGACACTGTAATAGGACATGACGGTAAGGGGCACAGGGTATTAGGCCGAATTGATTATCCGGATAGAGATTGCTATGAAATCGAACTATCTGACGGTTCAAGTGTAGTATGCTCAGACGACCACATCTGGAATGTGTCCATCGACGGAGACAGTAGGTTTATGCCGCATCTTGCCTGTGAGATAGCCAGTTATATAAATGAAGGCTACCATATCGCTATTCCTTGCGTAAAGCCTGTGGAGTTTGATGAAAGGTTCGGCTTAGCCTCTGTCGCTGAGAGAACGGAATCTTTAAGACGTATCATCGAAACATCGGGTAGGTTTTCTGGGAAATACTGGAAGAAGACTTTCAAGACAAGGAAGAAAGCATTCGACTTCAAGTATCTGGTTGATAGCCTTGGTTCTGTTTGCTACGTAAAGAGGAAGTCAAACAAAAAATGGGAGGTTAGATTCGATTACAGAAAGAAGGAGCTAAAAAGAAGTATTGTTAGCTGCAAACCTGTAGGCAAGAGAAACTGCTGCTGTATTGCTGTTGAGAACCCGGACTCGTTATTTGTAGTCGAAGACTTTATTGTTACCCACAATTCTAAGTCTTTCTCTTCCCTTATGGAAGTCCTGAAGGATATCAAGAACCCGGACTTCCATGCAACAATTCTTCGTAACGAAAAAGACGACTTGCAGTCATTGGTAACCGACTCTTACAAATTGTTCTCCCAATTCGGAACTTACAATAAGTCTCAGAACGATATGACCTGGAACTTCGATAACGGAGGATGGCTCAAATTCTCGTACTATGCTGGAGCCTATCAGGACTTCAAGACACGATTCCAGGGTCGCCAGTATGCCTACGTCTGCATCGATGAGGGTACGCAATGCCCATACAAGAAGTTCAAGTACCTGTTGACAAACAACCGAAATGCAGCACATATCCGAAACCGCTTCTGGATTACCTGTAACCCTGACCCGGAATCCTGGGTACGAAAGTTCATCGACTGGTGGGTTGACGAGAACGGTTACATTATACCGGAACGTGATGGAGTTATACGATACTGCTTCATGGATGGAGATACGCCTGACTCAATCTACTGGGGCGACACAAGAGAAGAGGTGTACGAACAGTGTAAGAATATCATTGACAGCCTATGGAAGCCCAGCTACGAAGAACTTGGCTATTCCAAGCTCGAGATGTTCATCAAGTCAGCTACCTTCATACGTGCCGACGTGTCAGAGAACATCAAGCTTATCTCTACCGATGTTTCATATCTCGCCAACCTTGCCCAGCAGGATGAGGAACAGCGTATGCGAGACCTGGAAGCAAACTGGAACTGGAAAGCTGCCGGCGATGACATGATCAAGATGGAAGACCTTGAGGAAATATTCGATAACGCCGAACAGACAGGAGACGGGAAGCGCAGAGCTTCTGCCGATATCGCATTCACAGGCGGCGATAACTTCGTGATGTGGCTTTGGGAAGGATGGCACTGCAAGGATTTGGTTGTGATGAGGCTGGACTCTAAGACTCTTGTTTCGGTAGTTGAGGCTAAACTGAGAGAGTGGGGCGTCGAGGAATGTAACTTCACTTACGATTTACAGGGCATCGGCCAGTACTTCAAGGGATTCTTCAAGGATGCCGTTCCATTCAACAACCAGGCAGCCCCTATTGCTAAAAACCACAAAGAAGAGGAAGGTATCAAATACCTCTACAAGGACTTGAAATCCCAGTGCGCATGGCTATTCTACAAGATGATTAAGGATAAACAGATTTCCATCGACTCATCACTGCTTGAAAAAAAGTATTCAGGAAACGGATTCGATAAGGTTCCTCTCAGACAGATTCTTCAAAAGGAGCGAAAGATGCTCAGACGTGACGAGGACGGAGATGATAAGAGATTCAAACTTATGCCTAAAAAGAAGGCCAAGAAGTATGTCGGCCACTCGCCCGACTTCTTTGAGTCTTGGTTCTACGTAATGATATTCAGTTTAACAAAAAAGAAACATAAAAAGGTAAAAGGATTATGGAGAATTTAAATTTTAGAGAAATACTCGTAAAGAAACCATTCTACGAGCTTAAGCCTGACGGATACATGAGCCATGGCACTTTCTCCGACAAGGTTGGTGATAGGAGTATGCAGAACATGCCTTACGACCCTTGCGTATGGAGAGTAAAAACCCAGTCCGACTTCCTTCGTGAGTACTTCCCAAGCGGACATAGAATCTGGGACAAAACCGCTTATCCGGACATTATTAAGGAAAATCCCGAGTGGGACCCGAAAGATCCTACTACAGGAAACCGCTACTACATACAGCCAATCACAAGATGTGCATTTTCCTTCCAGCAGGTTATCGCAACGAAGCACACCCTACACTTGACAGGAAATGACATTCAGTTTGAGCTTGCAGACTGCACAGATGAACTTGATAAGGAAGAGGAATCCCAGAAGAATCTTAACATCTTTAAGAAGGGTTGGCTTATGCACAACATGGAGATTGCGTTCTTCGAAGCAGTAAGCTCATACATGACTGTTGCAGAAACCGCAGCAGTCGGCTATATCGACAAAGGAAAGTTCGGAGTTAAGGTTCTGTCATTCAAGAACGGAGACTACCTTTATCCGCATTACGATTCAATAACCGGAGAACTCTCTGTATTCGCCCGTAAGTATTACGACTTGGATGAAGACGGAAACGCTCAGATAGAGTGGGTTGAGGTCTGGGATGATACCTATTATTACAGATTCAGGAACGATGTCGGAAATAAGAGCGTAACGAAGAAGGCAGTGAACCTCATTAAGGGGTTGTTCGGAATGAACGGATATGCTCTTGTTGAAAAGAAAGAACATCACTTCAATTCAATACCGGTTGCATATATCCGAAATGACGATGGACCTTGCTGGTCCAATGTTCAGAAGAACATCGAAGATTACGAGGAGGCATTCTCGTATCTTTGCGAGAACAACAAGGCATACGCTTTCCCGGTATTCTACGTAAAGGGTGATGGTGATGAGATTACCATTTCAGGCGACGATATGACTGGAGCAGCCAAGGTTATCGCTATGAACAGCAAGGATAACGATGCAGGATTCCTCAATGGAACCGACGCGTCAGATGCTTTTGCGACTCAGCTCAACAAGTCGTACGACCTCATCTATGAGCTGTCATTCACAGTTAAGCCACCTGAGTTGAAGTCCGGCGACCTCCCAGGTGTAGCCATCAAACTCCTCTATTCTCCTGCATTAGAGGTTGCCATGAATGATTCTCAGAAGTTGCAGCCATTCCTTGACAAACTGGTTGAAATTGCCAAGTTCGGAATCGGACACGAAAATAACGCGACGGCTTCTATTGTTGGTCTCGATATCAACGCATGGATTGAGCCTTATACGCATCAGAACAAAACGGAGATTCTTACAAATCTTTCAACTGCCGTTCAGAATGGATTCCTATCGAAGCAGACTGCATCGGAGCGTTGTCCTGACTTCCCAAAGAATGCCGAGTGGGAGCGCATCTTACGTGAGAAGAAGGAAGAGGACCAGCAAGACCTCCTTATGGATATTCAGCGTGCGGATAACGAGACAGAGAATGCAATCGAGGAGGAGGAGGCTACAGCGCGAATCAATAAACAGCAGGGTGGTAACGACATAAACACCGGCGGTGGCCGCAAGGCAGGGAGGCCGAATCGCAGCGGCAAGAAATGGGACAAAAATCGCAACAATGACGTGGACGACAAGAATAACTGGAAGCGCTACAACCAAACCCATTAATAGCCTATGGATGAATTAAAACGTTCTGTCGATTACAGCAGGAAGCGTTTGCAGGCAATCCGAAACTGCGAGGATCATATTGCTGACATTCTATGGAAATCGACACAGAAGGTAATTACCGCAAGCAAGCGATACAGAGGTGCGGGCAGGCTCACAAACGAGTCAGCCCTGCTCTCTTACGCCAAGAATGTTACTGCTGAGGCAGAGGAGAGTATCAATAGCTACATCTCTGCCTATTCTAAGGCTTCATGCAAGATTCTCGGGATTGACAGCGAGAACATCGAATCGTTTCTCGTCAGCGATATCTACGGAAAGACGACATCCGAAAGAAACGCCGTCTATCTCGGAAACTTTGCTGAAGACATCGTGAGGATGATCAAGGCAGGAACCTTGATGGGATATTCTGACCAGCAGCTCCTGTCTTCCATCCGAACCGGATACAAGGACCCATATCACACATCAGTCATAACCAAAGCGAAGAGAAAGGATATCAACATCGACGTTCCTTCTTACGGAAAGGGCTACTACAAGAACGCCTATCAGAATATCGTAAGAAACGCTTCACAGGTGATAGCTTTGGCGTGGGGCCAGGCAGAGCAGGAGTATGGGCAGGAGAGCGGAGCTGTTGGATACTTCGTTCACAGAGGTTCATCATTTCCTTGCGAGGCTTGTGATAGCCTTGTTGGATATATTCACAAGATAGGAACAATGGTAATTCCCCAACACATAAATTGTGTCTGCCGTGCCGAGTTTGTTTATAAAAAATAAGTAGTATGATAAATTCTGAATTAAATTTTACTTTAGAAGAGATTCTCCCGAAGTTCCCTAAAGAATTCCAGGAGAAGATAAAGCACTCTGTAGAGCTGCTGAGAAAGGCGGAGTCGCTTGCACTGGCATACTCGCCTAACGAAGGCTTCTATCTATCGTTCAGTTCAGGCAAGGATAGTCAGTGTCTTTATCACATTGCCAAGATTGCAGGCGTGAAGTTCAAGGCTCACATGGGACTTACGTCCGTCGATTCACCAGAAGTAATCAAGTTCTGCCGCAAGCACTATCCGGACGTAGATATGATAAAGCCGAAAATCAGCATCTATAACCAGGCCCGTAAGGAAGGCATGCTTCCGACAAGACTGATACGATGGTGCTGTCGAGTCTATAAAGAAGGTATCGGCGCAGGCAATGTTGTCCTCATCGGAATCCGTCACGCAGAAAGCAGACAGCGTTCGGGTAGGAGTGAGGTCGAGATTACCAACCATAAGTACAGCGGCTCTCTTGAAGGTCTTGACGAGTTCCGTGATAAAAGGAACAGTCAGAAGCGTGGCCGCCCAACCCGGTGGGGCATCCACGAGATTAACATCACCAATGCCAGTGATGAGCGTACCATCGGCTGTATCCGAGGCTACGAATCGCTCCTCATCTCTCCAATCATAGAATGGACCGATGATGAGGTATGGCTATTCTTGAATACACTCGGTATTAAGCATTGCAAGCTGTACGACGAGGGCTACTATAGGATTGGCTGCCTGTGCTGCCCTATGCACAACTATAAGCAGAAACTCGCCGACTGCAAACGCTATCCGCATATCTATAATAGTTGGATTAAGGCCATCAAGGATATCCAGGCTAGCGGAAGGATGATAGACGAAGGATTGTCGCCGGAAGAAGTATTCGATTACTGGATATACGGCAAGTCTATCAATGTATGGAGAGAACACAACAGGCAGCAAACGTTGAATTTTTAAATATCAAGATTATGATTGAAGAAACAAAAGGATACACGTTATCCGTCGATATTTACAAAAAGGTAAAGGCTCTCAAGATGAAAGACCCTCGCTATTACATCTACGCCAGTCTCCGCGGCTCCGGCATGTCAATCCGTGACAGTTGGGCTATTGCCTTTCAAGGGGAAGGGTTCAACTGGCCTAAGGACGTTCTTGAGCGAGAAATGAATAAACTTGAATCTCTGGAATCTGTTCAGACAAGAATCGCAGAGGTGCAGGGCAAGAAAGCGAAGAACGAGAGCGCCGATGAGCTTTCTCCTGAAGAGTTGGCAAAAGCTACTTCCAAGGAGCAGATCCTCACAGACCTCGTAATTGCCAGACGAAGGATGAAAGAGGGCACAAAGGAGTGGACAGAACAAACACGACTTATAGCAGAGTACGCAAGAATTAAACAGGACGAGCTTCAAACTGAGGATTCGACCGTACATTTTTACCTCCCAATAAATTATCCAACCGGCAAGAATGACTGCTTGTTATTCAAAAATGGACTCTGTAAGGGTGGTAAATAGTTAAATTCGTGTTAAAGCAACTTCGATATACCATAAATTCAACAAAACCAAGTACCTTTGCAAACAGATTATGTTCTCGGATTCTTATCTATGAATCATAATTCTAAAATTTTTTTGGTTAAAAAGGGGTGATATCTTCTCAGATGCCACCCCTTACTTTTATATAAATGAAGTAGAAGAAAATATACGATATATCACGAATATTTCTCTCCTGTGATAAGCTCAAGGGCTATCCTAAGCCGATCATCAAGAAAAGAGTCGTTAAATGTAGGAAGAAGGCCGTATGGAGGCAGTTTCTTTGTCTCTGAGGCCTCCAAAATGAATTGGAGTGCCTGTACAAGGGAATTGTGGTCCTCGACTATCTCAATCAATTTATCACTCATGCTGACCTCCTTCCTTCTTAATCTGTTCTGCCATATCACGGAGAGTGTCAGCGTGCTTGTCTCGATCAACAACCTCCTGAACAGCCTCATCACTCTCCTTACTGAGTTGTTCGTCACTCTTACCCTTGTCGGCAGCAGCGTTTCTTCTTGCAGCCTCACGAGCAATGTATTCATCACGGAGCTTCAACTTACCTGCCGTGTATTCTGCATCGCCAGGCAACGATGTATCCGCAAACATAAGCTGGGCAAATGCCTCGATGATGTTTCCATCATCCTTGGAGAACTCATAATGGTCTCCTACAGCCACAGGAACACATTCATCGAGTGCAGCGTACATGGATGTGCCGATAGAGTATTCAATGCCCCATGTGCCGGCGATGTCTGCAATCTTAATGAAAGGCAGCGAGCCTCTCTGTAAATGCTTCTTGATCTCAGCAGGGATATCCTCTCTGAGTGAAGCAACTTCTTTCTTAGACAAGCTCTTGCTGAACTTCAGTACGGTGAAGTGTCTTGTCTTGATAGTCTTTCCAAATGGTAATGCCATGATAACAATATTTTAAAGTTCAACTTTTATTTCCTTATACTCGAAATCGGTGCAAGCATCATGATCTCCCGAAGCGTTCTTCTTTACACTCCCACACACCGTTGTCAAAGAAGAAACAATCCTTACAAGTGTAATCAGTCTGTGCCACGTTCCAATAATTTTATCTCGTCCTGGATATAAAACACCGCCTTACGCAAGTCCTCGATGCGCTTCTCGGTCTTTGTTTTGTTGCCATCCACCTTATCCTTGCGCAGGAGATACTTGATAGCGTTCCCTGTATTGAAGTCAAGGTGTCTGCAAATATCCAGCGGCTCAACACCGCACAAATCCTTCAGCCACGCATAATGGGATGGGTGAGATACTTGCTCTGCCTTTCCGTTTGCGGATTCTCCTTCACCTTTCGTTACTATATCGAACTTTGTACCAAACATCATAATATTCTCCTCGCGAAAACGAGCGATATACTTGTAATCTGTGCTAACAGATGTACATATATAAACATCAGCATCCTTTCTCTCGGCACTGAACAGAATAGGGGTGCTACCGTCATGAATACCTATCGGGTCAAAATTGCATTTTAAGCAATCATTTCGTGTGATGTAAAATAGCAGCCCAACCTTAATATCTTCTTTCTTAATCATAAGCTATTTCTTCTTATCTTTTAGTTCAACGAAATCTCCAATGCCCAAACGAGCCTTGTTGATGCAATCACATATCCACCCCATAAGGTATGCCTGGTGTTCATTGTAGGCACCCCTGAACCTCTCAAGGTCACAGGCGTCATTCATTGACGAAAGAACATGAAATGCCTCATGACTGATATTTTTCATAGTCATGTCTTTCTTCTTTGGGAAGACTACAAGATTGCCGAAGTAATTTCCGGCTTTACTCATACATTCGTCATAAACCATACCTCCGTAGTTTCCTTCATTCATAGGCTCATCGTTGTGAACAAGAGGTTTGCCTTTTATGTCTGTAAAGCATTTGTCAATCTCGTCCTCACTTGTGTCGTACATTACCCACAACCTCCTTGGGTAAATCCCGCTGTTGTATTCGTAATATCCTTTCTTCTTCATATCTCAACTATTTCTGTTTTGATACAATCTCGATAGCAGACAATAACGTCTTTTCGCTGATACCATTTCCACTACCAACACCATTTTTCTCTATTCTTTCAAGAGATTTCTCAATAGAGCAAAAATCATCCTGAGAATTATTTATAAAGCAATTAAGTTCATCACTTACACTACTGATACCATCGTTGGCTTTTTTAATAATAGCACCAAGACGATCGAAACACTTGTCGATATAATCTTTCAGCCTTTCTTCGTGCTCTATAATATCAACGCAGCTGACGACTTTTGGATGTCCCCAGCTATCTTCTACGCGCGCATAATAATCTCCTTTTTCATCGCTGTGTCTTTTGTCGGACACAACTCTTAGACACACAAAATTGTCTCCATCCATTACTGCGTAAATACCCTCTCCGAATGGATATAGTTCGGCTTTTTCAACATCCGGCTTACTTCCAGTTGCTTTGAAAGCGACCTTTCCTAAAACATTAACTCTAATCTCCATATCTAAACTATTTATGTTTTAAAATATTACCACAAGCTAAGTTAGTTTTAAAAAGGAAATCTCTTGCAGGAATAACGATGGCTCCATCATCCCGAAAGCCTTCTGATTTACTTATCTGGGTATTGAATGGCCTCAGTATCGCATCCTGATCCTTTATCTCTACCAAAAACGGCGTTGGAGTATCATCCAATGTCTTCCACCATATATTCTTAAATTCATGAAGAAAGCATCCGGAATCTACCGATATAACCTCGTCAATAAGAAAGAATAAAAGGCCTTCCTCGATCATGTCACACATAGACCTGATTCTTTTTTCATATTTCCAAGAGTATCTACCTTTCATAAGCTCATTTTTTATGTAATTTACCGATATGCCACTTCGAACAGACATTGCATAAGTAAGGATGCCACCCAAGTACCTTCAACTTCGGATTCTGGTTCAGAAACTCCCAAGCATCATCCTCCGTCTCGTATGCAACCTTCGCCTTCCATGAATGAACCTTCCTGGTCCAATGCTCGGGGTTGGGCTTAAGCGGAGGAACTTTGTTGGGATTGTGGTGTCTTCTCATGCTAAATCTTTTACTAATATCGTTTTTCTAATTTGCTCCCAACGATCTTGCATCAGAGACTGCGCTTTCTGTGCTCTATCAAACCTTTTGCACATCTGTTCTGTTCTAAACACCAATAAGTTATCGTCAGAAACTTTCCATATCTTCAATAGCCACTCGTTATTAAGCCTGTTGAGAGTTCTTTCGTACCTCTTGCCAAACAAAAAAGGGAACAGCAAATCCAACACCTCGTTCTCGTCCTCGATTTCGGCTTCAAGGAAAAACAAATCATCTTCGTTCTTTTTACGAGGAATCCCATAATAATTATCACTATTGAAAATAACTCTATTAAGGTATGAATCATCCGCTGCCTTAGGCTCCATGCTTTCTACGGAGATTATAGGCATACAAAACTCACCTCCAAAATCCTCACCCATAAGCTACAGACATTTAAATGAAACACTGTTCAACGTCTTGTTGTATGATATGTCCCTGTCGTTACACAGATTCCTCAAACAATCCAAAGTATCTTTACGGACTTCTGCCAAAATCTCCTGTATGGACGCGTGAGACGGAATCATATTACATTCATCCTTCTTCTCGTTGATACCGGAGATGATTCCCTTGATATATTCTTTGTCTATCATATAAGTAAATTTTATAGTTTGAACTGAATGCGCACTTTCGTGCTTTCACCATCCAAAAACATACGTTTTAAAACTTGAAAGGCTTTCAAAACAACGAAAACCACAGACTTTCGCAGTTTGATAAGCCTGAAAGCCAAACAACAGCGATATTTACAGGCCCTAAATCCATTTTACGACAGTGTTGCCCGTAAACCCTTTTCTCCATACGTACCATGCGTAGGCGATGGCAGAGGAAGGGTAGGAACTGAAATCCGCGTTCTTGGCGCACTTAACTCTCTTGGAGAATTGTAGCATGTACTCTGGGGGGGTAATCTTGAAAATCTCATCGTAGCGCCTCTGGCCCTCAAGAAACGTAGTCTTCAGGAACATGGCGCAAACACCTCCTTTCGGAAGAAGCTCCAGTGAGTGCCTCACAAACTCAGAGGCATACTTGTATGGTGGATTGGTGACAATGCTTCCGCACCCGTCAGGCAAATCGTCAGCCTCAAGAAAGTCAATGACACCTCCGTAGCCTCTGTCCACAAGGTCGGTGGACACCACATCATACCCAAGCTCGATAAGCCGCCCAGACAGACTGCCAGTTCCGCACGCGCATTCCCATACCTTTCCGCAAAGCATGCCGCCTACAGCACCGACAAGGCCGTCTACAGCCTCTGGGCTTGTGGCGTAGAAGTCATGCTCCTCGCGCTCTCCGTCAGAGTGGTTCGACGCGCCAATCGTCACATAAGTACTCTTTCCGTTTCCTTTCCAGTCTTTCATAACCATACCGTTTAATCGTCATTCTTAATAAAACTGTCGGGCTCATCATTGTCCTCCTCGCCTTTACAAACCTCATTGATGAGGATATCCTGCTTCAGGTCCGCCTCCGTAACACCAAACATCTGATAGGCATTGCCCTCCTTCGTGCGCTTCTTGAAGAAGCCATACTTGGCCCACATGTCCCTGCCAAACTTGTTCATTGACGGAATATCCTTCTCGTCAACGTCGTTGATGGCACAAAACCTGCGCATGCATTCATAAAGCATGGTGGAGTTGAAGAGATTGGACACTTCGCCTTTTGCCTGAGCATCACTCCTTATACCGTAAGCGCGTATCCAGGCGTATATTGGTTGAGAACCGAGAAGAGACAGGAGAAGTTGTTTGGCACTTCCTTCGGCGGCGGGGAAACGGTACTTACGCTTCCTCAACTCCTGCGCCCCCCGCATGACCCAGTTGAACACTCCGCTAAGCTCCCTCCTTATAATCTTACTCGAAAGCTCCGGGTCCTGGCGCTCCTTGGGTACGGTAACGTCAAAGCTGACATACTGCAAACGTCTGATAAAGCCAAGCGACGCATCCTCTGGGAACGGAAGCTCATTGAGGTTAAAGATGAGGTACGGGATATTGTTGGCCTCAAGAACATTCCTGCCAAGCTCTCGCATAGGGACTGGCTCTCCGCTGACAAGCCTCTTGAACATACCGGTGTTCTTCCTTCCGAACTTCCGCGGATCAGAGTCCGAAGACCAGTTGAAGATGGCGTTCCTTATCGGATATCTGCCCCTCATTCCTTCATCGCCCTCTGCGGTAAGGTCGGCATAGTCCATCTTGCTTATCCTGTCCTTGCCAAAGAGGTTACAAGCCACGTCGAAAATAACGCTCTTTCCGTTAGCTCCCGTGCCTATAAGAAGCAGACACAGCTCTATCTTCGACGACTCCTTTCCCTCATACGGGTTATAGGCAGTTCCGCGCTGTATCAAACCCAAACCAAGGAACATCTGTAGTATCATCCTCGATGTCCTGTCAGGGAGCACCTCGTGGATAAAGTTCATCCACCTGTCACACTTGGCCTTCGGATTGAAGTCGTAAGGATGATAGTAGGTCACATGATAGTCAGGAGAAAACGGCATAACGGCAGGATTCTGCAAGCCTCTACCGAAATCCACAACACCGTTACTGAAAGCCACGATGTCAAAGGACGGATGAAGAATGTTGTAGCACTCTATGACGTCAATGAAAGACTTGTTCATTACAGTGCTGACGCCAATCATCGGACTTATGGCGAGGTCAAGAAGCAACAGCTGGTAGGTCTGCTCCAGAACAATCCTTGGGACGGACTCGTATATCTTGCCATTGAAGATGTAATAGCTGCCTTTGTAATACTTTACAGGAGCTTTCTTGGCAAGCTGACGCATAGACCTCACGAACTGAGACTTCAGGATGTTGTAAGTGTCCGAATTTACCCTGCCCCAAGAGGTAGAGCGCAATGCGTCAAAACCAAACTCGCTTTGCCTCGTCAGGTCCAACAGCTGCGTGTGTAAAGTGTCTATAGCTAAACCATTTTCCATCTGTGTATAATAATTTTTTAGTTTCTGCGTTATTTTAACATGTAAGAACCCCTGTAAACAAAGGAACTTCGGTGGATTACGCACCACAAGTGGGCCTCACCTATATGCCCTATATAATAATAGGAATAATGCAAAAATAAGAAATAACTACATAATTATGCTAAAATACATTGTTTATGCGGTATATTTATACATAATTAACATTCAAAATGTGGAGGATAAATATACATTTCACACTTTCAATAACAGTGGTAAGTCTATAAAGTAAACTATCTTGACAAGTCACAAACAAAGATGTTTGAATAAATATGCAATACGGAAGAAAAATAAATAAACTTGACAGATTGAGTTAAAAAAAAGAAAAAAAATTTTTGCGTGAGGTGACTACGCCCCATGGCTGCGCTCCCATAGGGGGGTGGGGTGCTTTAGTAAAATATTATTACATATACATTTGGTTTACTCCATATAAACCAAACCAAATTTTGCAATTTTGTTCCACAAATGTTAACAACTGTTAAATCACAACATTGCTCTTGTAACACCCTAATACTCAAGCATTTACAGCTGCATAATCATTCATTGCATTTTGTATAAATATGCGCCGTGAAACATCAAAACATATTACAAAGGACTTGACGTAACAAATTATTACAAAATTTCCCACTGGTTACTTATTAACACTTTAACACTCTTACCTGTGTATAGTTACATATACGCAACCAAAAAGTAAAGATATTTTACTTTTGCGTCAAAGGTTAAAGTTATAAAGTGCTGCAATACAGATAGTTATGGGCTTTTATCTATGTTAGATTTAACACTTTTTCTTTGGTAATATCCAAAAAAAGTCGTACCTTTGCAATACAGAAAGAGATAAAAGGGGCTTTCAATAGGAAGCGCAGCCTGTTATCTCACTATTTTTCACTTAAAGCAGGCGCACCCGCTCTTGCGTGGGAGGTGCAAAACAACATGGCAACAAACAATAAGTCAAACGTATCTTCTTACGTTTCAGAGTGTAAAGAAAACGTCACTATCGTAGCAAGTCTTGAGGTGTTGAACGATTATCGTAAATCGTTGCTTTCAGAGTGTACCGCAAGCGATGTAGTTGCAGCACGTAAGGGACTGGAAGCCGCACGCAGCAAGTACAACAAGTTAGCAACCGAATACGTGTTGAGTGATACGAGCTACTGCAATTTGCAGACAGAGTGTGTGCGTGCAGCGGTTAGCGAGTTTAGCCACACACACAACGTGCCACGCTTCTTCCAGTGGTTCAACGACAACGGAAAGGATGAGCAAACAACCATTATCGACTCCGTGCAGCGTTTAGGCTCAAAACTCGCAGCCCTGCACAAATCATTTGCGAGTGGTTCAAAGGTTGCACGCAAACAGAAAGCAAGTGAAGAAGACCTAACGGAACGTATTGCCCAACTGCAAGCCGAACTCGCAGCCTTGAGAGGCGAAAAGTAACAAGATAGGGCAAAAGCCCTATCTTTACACCCACTATCTTTCCCCACGGTGGACACAATAAATCCACCGTGGGATATTATACACCAAGTCCAGAGATTTGGCGCGGGCTGCCATGCCCTTATTTTTCCCACACTTTTTGGTAAACCTTGTCGTGGTGTGTGGGCTTACTTTAGAGAGAGAAGAATTTCTCCCTCAGGGGACTAATTGCCAAAATTTCAGAGAGCTATCCGGCAAACAAACCTGTAGCGATACAGGAAGGCGGGCGAGAGATCCCGTCGAGGATAGCGAGAGAGCACAGAGCCGACACGATACCGAATGAGATGAGGCACGTGGACCAGAGCGAGAGCCGTAGCTGTGCAGTTATCGAGAGAGATGACGGACGGAAAAAATCATAATTCATATTCTATCGTTTGGCACACGTGGACGAGTTCCTAAAGTGCTGCGCACATTCATTACAGGGCGCGGGTGGTACAAATCTGTAATCGTGAGTAGTTATCGTTTATCTCACGTGAGGTATATCCAAAAGGTCTACGATACGTAAGTAGTTGTACGTATAGCTATATCGCTACACAAGTAGCGGACGTGTGGGAATTATTCCCATGAAAACGTGCGGAGAACGCTGAGGGGTTATCCGCTGGTGTCTTTCGAGATGCCGACAAGTCCTCAGAGGGTGACGAAGCGACACGATACGGTGTCGTGGGTGACAAGCGTGCACAATGAAAGTGTATCATCCTGGCAATGGCTGCGCATGGAGAGATCCGTGCGTGGCTCCTATTATACGAACCATTTAAATTATTAGAATTATGAAAAAGATATTCACGCTTTATCAGACAAACAAGGTTAATATTCTTGGTGGTTACATGACATACCACACATTATCAGAGGCTTTTGATGCTCTTAATCCTAAGTGTGGCGTGAACACTATCACCGCCGTTACTATGGTAGACGCGAGGTGGTGGAATAATGGCAAACGCACCTGTTATTTGTGTGAGGTTTTGTCTAAGGGTGTAATTTACAGAGCCTAAAATCTCCCTACGCTTGTAGGGAACAATAACCATAAAATTTTAGAGTTATGAGTACAATGAGAATAAAGTGCCTTTCCATGCGAGAGGTCGAGAGTGTCATTGCGGATGCTCAGGAGATTTTGAGTCATGTTGAATTCGGGTCGCTGAAGAATGGTGTGCTTACATTATTCTGTGTGGCTTGAGCCTAAAAATCCGTAGCCAGTACGATAATTGTCGTGCGTGTGCTACGGAACAATCACTAACAAATTTTAGAATTATGACAGCAAGACAGATTATTTATTCAAGTACGATAATTGTGCTTGGATTTTTTCAGGCGCTTCCTGCGCTGTTGTGTTTGGCAAGTACGAATATTCCTGTAATTCTGCTTGGAATTATTTGGGGCGTTCTGCTTGGTAAGTTCTGGAGCAGTACGATAATTGGCAAGTGGTATTTCCGCGAGCTTTGGCGTGCTACGCTCCGCTTGGAGAATCTCATGTTCCCTGAGGTGTGAGAAAGTTGACAAGTACGAAAATTCTGCTTGGAAACATTTGGCTAAATTCTGCTTGGAGAAATTCAGGCAGTACGATAATTGACCAAGTTACAGAATTATGAGAAAGACAGAATTAAAGAACGTCAAGCGAGGAGAGTTTTTCCGCTTGGCGAATTCAGAGAGCGCTCCCGTGTGGGTGCGTGACGGATACAACAGAAGTAGCCGCAAATACGAGGGTTACAAATATGATGACGTGTGTCACTGGAGGGAGTTCAGCGGTACACGTATTGTTTACGTGGATTTCTGCTTTTGAAATCCTATAGCCTAAATGCTGCCTGTTCCGTGGGCAGTACGATAATAACCAAAATATTAGAAATATGAACATTAAGACATTTAATTTAATCGACAAGATTAACGCTACAGGGTTGGATAATACTAAGTGGAATATTTATATGCACTTGGATGAAACAGACACGAAGGAATTTTACGGAACAAGAGAGAGCTATATGCTCCATCCTGGATGTTGGATTAGCGTTGTTGAGGAAAAGAACAGTGATTTTCCTTTCCGTGACCTTTGCAAGCCCGATCATGTTGAAGACATTGACGAGCGCTATGTTATCTTATTCTACGAGGTCGATTAGCCAAAAATGTGCTCAGGCATTTTCCTGGGCATACTATGTAAAACCAATTTAATTTAGAATTATGCAGGACAGAAAATCACAGAAGAATTTTGAGCGTGCCCTTATGCACGAGATGGAAAAGATCAAGATTGCAGCACGTCAGTGGTACAGCAACAACGCAAAGGGCTACAGGGATTATCGCAGCCGTGAGTCTATCTCAAAGAGTTTCAACGAGATAGCCATTTTGTGTATGAGCTAAAAATTGAGCGTGGCGATTGTCGCGCTCTCCTACAAACCAAAAATGTTAGAATTATGAGAAAATGGGTACAATTTTATCACAAGATTAACAAGTTTGACCTTGTGAACATGAGATTTACGAACGAGGTTAGCGTTGTGGAAATGACTGGCACGGATTCTATCTTGCCAGTTGACGGCAGATTTAATCTGTCATCCATACGAGCAGAGATACAGAAATATATCGAGAGCATGAGTAAAATCGAGAGTTTTGACCCTTGTGCGTTTTCCATCCTTACAGGTCCTACGATACTGTACGCTTCGGAAAGTCCGTTGTACAATCTCTGAGCCAGAACTGGGCAGTACGATAATTGTGCTGCCTGCTATTAACCAAAACAGAATAAATTATGAGCAAGAAGAAAGTTGCAGGTGTCGAAAGACCTTACTCTCCTCGCAAATTAGGAGAGTTGTTGTGTGATTACATCGTACAGGGTGGATTTGAGGAAAGTGCAAATCTTGATTATTTCTCCCCAAGTCATGACGATGAGACCGAAATCAAGAAAGAGTCTTTTGATATATTCTCTATTACTAAGTTCGGTTCAAATGAGGGTATTTATACTTCATTTTACATTGAGTATTACGGAGAAAAACGAATTAGTCTTATGACAGCCAAAACTTTGGGTAGTTCAAAGGAGGATTACATGAATATGCACATGATGGCGGCAAACGTCTGCTATTCGTTCCATAAATTCGTAGATAGAAATATAGATTGCTTTATCTGGTATGGATACGACATCTCGTACACGATAGGCGACAAAGAGCACAGCTATTGCTGGAGCTATTCTATTGAAAGAGTAGAGGCTAACGCACGCGAAATCTTGAAAAAATATCCTAAAGCGAAAGTGTTTTACGTTGATTGCTACACTCGCAAAAAGTGTGAGTGTAAAATTTTAGCCTAACAAGCGGGGTACGTTCTGTACCCTGCTTCTATTATTAACCAATCATTTTTAGAATTATGACAGACGGAGACAGAAAGTTTCTTGCCAGGCTCGTAGCGAGCCACAAGGCGGTTATAGGTGAGGAGTGCGCAAGAAAGAGGCTCGACAGGAGCGAGTATTTACGGCGCACAGCAAAGGCGGACAGGAAGGCACAGAACATTGAGTTTTCTCGTCGCCCTCACAGATTTTAGCCAAACATTCTGTGCGGTCTATCTGCACAGAAACCATGTTTAACCATTTTAATTAGTAGAATTATGGAACGATATTCATGTAAGCAGCTGAAATCGCTTGTAGCAAGCGGTGTGGCAAAGGATGTAACCTACGCAGACGAAAGAAGTGAAATTCCTGAGAGTTATACTCAGATCGGGTATGCAGCAGGAATCTACGGTTGTAACGGAATGCTCTTGAAAGGCGAGAGCGGACAGTTATATGCCGTGACAGGTAGAACTTCTGCCATCTACATTTTTTAGCCTAAAATCTCCCCATTCGCTTGGGGAGTACGATTATTAACTGAACATTAGAATTATGATAACGGATTACTACACAGCCGTACACTGGCTAAAAAGTGCGTTCATCCTCTGTAACGAGATTGTGGAGAATGACGAATCAGTGATTGAAAACATCGAGTATCCAGAGTGGACAAATGAAGACGAAGACGGCAGGGACGGAATCAAGATATTCCAGTGGTTCCTCACTAACATGAGCGAAGAGGATAAGGAATGGATGCAGAAGAATTTCCCTGATCTTATCTTCTCTTACTCAGACAAGCTTGACTTGTGGATTCTTTGCGTAGATCATTTTGGAACGATGTGGAAGGGAGTCTCAACGACTACCAACAACGAGAATGCGGCAAAGGCTAGCCAGCTGCCGTAGCCAAACCAATCCTCACTCTTTACGGGTGGAGGATTTCTATTAACCAAAAAGATTGAAATATGAAGAAAATTGAGATTACGAGAGCTGGCATGGGCGAAAAGTGCCCAAACCCTAATTTTAAAAAGCTGTTGGCAGTCGGTATGATTACCGCTTGCCAGAGATGTCCCTACTTCGTAAGATACGATGGAGATACTATTTTGTGTGACTATTAAAAAGTAAATTATGGCAAAGAAAGTTTATGCGCTCTATCGCACAGACAACTGGAATACATACGCAAGCCGCGAATTACTTGTTGTAGCAGGTAGCATCAGAAGATGCTGTAAGGTAGCCAAGGACGACGGAGCAACAAAAAAAGCAGGTTGAGGGTTTGCGTGGTTATCACCACCAATCCCAGTGTACCAATGGAACCGATCACGAGTACGACATTGAAGCGTACACGCTCAATGAGAGTTTAATCAGCTAACCCCCCCACAATAATGTGGGGAACCATTACGAACCAAAAACAATTAGATTATGGAATCAAGGATTAATGCAGCAAGGAAACTACTTCCACTCTACAACAGTATGGAGGTAAGGAAAGTGAAACTATCCACGCTTTACAGACGCTTATACAGGTTTGGTGACGCATGGAGATGTAGTGGTACGGGTTACGACTACACCGTTTGAGTCTAAATTTCTCCCCTCGCATGGGGAGATGCCATTATTAACCAATTAAACAGATTAGATTATGGAGAATGTATTTCCTTTTGTAGAAAATCCAGCAAGCGAGGATGTTGTAAGATATTCACGTGCCGGAGAACTTAGAGCCAAATTAAATCGAGGCGAAAAGCTAACAGCGGATGAGAAACTTTGGGTAACAAAAAAGGTCATAGACTGTCGCATGTGGTCAGGAACCGGCATAGCTATTGTTGGATATATCGTAAGTTTCGAAGATGTCTTGAAGAGATTTCTGTATTGCCAATACGGAAACTGGGTGGAGACTTACGCTTGTAACAAGACTTGCTTGAGAAAATCAGTATATGGTAGAATTGACGAGATTGTTGAGTTAGCCTAACCAAGGGGAGCTTGCACGCTCCTCTTCTACAAACCAATTTATTTTAGAATTATGAAAGATAACAAGTATTTCTGCTACACTATAGATAATAGTGGCAAGCGTGATTTTCAGAGAATTGACAAGTTGTATGCGATACAACTTCACAACATGGGACAGTATTTCTACAAACTGCCCTTCAAGGTTGTCAATTCTCTTACAAAAGCGTTAAGATGGAAACACCATCTTAGAAATTAGCCTAAAAACGGGGAACGAAAGTTCCCTGACATTATTAACCAATAAATTATTAAGAATATGGCATTACAATGGAATTGGAAAGACAAGATGGGTAAACTCACCATCAGACAGAAAGGAAAGAAGTTCAACGTAAACATTTACTCCGGAAATGCTCTTGCTGTATTTGTATGTGAATATACAGACGGCGGAAAGGAGATGTACTCGTTGTATGATTTCTTTGCCGACAAGAAACACGTCAGTAAAATTATCAGTAATCGCAAGAAGTTGATAGACGACGATGTTGTCAAGATTGAGCTGAATCTCTGGTACAAATCAGCGAGACAGCTTCTTCCGTATCTCGTCAAGAACGGGTACAAGGTTGAGTGTTATTACAAAGAAACTAAATCCGAATAATTATGAAGAGATATTACGTATCAGTCACAGAGACTTTAAACAAGGTAGTGAGCGTTGATGCCGAGAGTGAGGCTGACGCACTGGAACAAGTGGAAACGGCCTACAACGATTCCGTTATCGTTCTCGATTCTGACAATTACTGCGGCAAAACAGTAGAGGTTGAAGATGATCAGCAGTTCTACGCAGATTACGAGAATGAGTACGGCGAGACTTATCAGCACATCGACTAAGCCAAACAAGGGTGGGGCGTAAGCCTCATCCACAAGATTTAATTAACATTTTAATAACCATTAACAAAATTAGAATTATGAAACAGATTGTAACAATCACTGGTGAGAACTTGAACATCGTAACTAACAACGTAGAAGCTACTGGCAAGAAGACCAAGGCGCAGATGCGAATGGAAGCATTGAAGAGTGCCGGCGTTGATGTAAGTAACTACTACACTCTTGGTGCTGATAAGCTTGTCAGAATTGAGAAGGGCGAGGCTATTCCTGTTGATCTTGACGATGTTGCCGTTGATGCTGTTGGCAAGAAGATTGTCGAGGGCGGATACGTGAACAACTGGAAGCTTTTCCGTCGCTGGGTAACCGCTCAGATTTTCGGTATGCTCCGTGACATGAAGTCCGACAAGATGTCTTTCAACGAGCTTTTACAGCGCAAGGGATACGAGTATCAGTGGCGTATGCTGGAAAACGAGTTTTACGCTCAGGCCAAGATGCAGGAGCACGGTGACACAGAGAACCTTTCGAAGCGAGGGATTTTCTTCAACGAATGCACATTCTCAGGTATGGTGGACGACTATATTGAGAAACTTAAGGCTTACGTTAACGATAATCTTATCTTCCGCAAGGACAAGAACGGAGTCAACACCAAGGAGTACAAACACAAGTGCAAGGGTGTTCCTTATGTTCGTCTGAACAACAAGGACATCTTTGTTGCAGACTTGATGAAAAAAGTGTATGTTCCTCTGTACAAAATTGCTCGCGACGGATTTGACACAATGAACAGACGAGAACTCTACAACCTCGTTAAGAAGTTCAACAAGATTCGCAAGCACCTCGCATGGGAAACCAAGCAGTCCGACACGTTCATCAGCGCCTACAAGGGTGCGGGTTCTTACTTCGCAATGCGTAACCTCATTATGTTCAGCGAGGCTCGCTTTACAGGCAAGTCCGAAGCGGCATCTCTCCGCAAGATAGATACCGATGCTGCCAAGTATGGCGCAGATGAAGAAGGATGGAGAATGCTTGGTGTGCTCAAGCAGCTCATCGCAGAATCCAACATCTCTATCGACGGAAAGCTGTGCGTTTGGGCAGAGGAGTCCGCTTTCAGAAAGGCGGTCAACAAGGCCTGCAAGGAGTCTAAGTAACAACACCTAAGGTCTGTCACCTTCGCGCGTCGGTCTGACACTACGATTTACAAGAGCTTCTTGTATCATCTTCAGAGTCCTGCAGAATCAGCCGGCATCTGAAGACGAGCATAAAGCTCTCCGGATCAAAACGCTAAAGCAAGACACCACGTCAGAGAATGCGCGAGTTTAAAGCCAAAAGGTCGGTTGCTCATTAAGCAGCAGCCGACTGCAATTCATTAACCATTAAACTTTTAGAATTATGAGTAAGTATTTTGTAGGTATCAGCGAGACAACGAAGGGTTGGGCGGAAGTAGAGGCGGACAACGTAGAACAAGCCAAGGCTAAAGCTTATGAGGCATGGAGTAACGGAGATGCTTTTATGGACGAGAAGAACCCTGAATGTTCCGTTGAGTGTACCTATCTGAAAAGCCTGTAAACGGTTCTCTGTGCCCGACAAGCACAGAAACCACAATTATTAACCAAAAAACTATAAAGATATGAATACAGTTAAAGATGGATATGATGTTATCAAAAGCCTGCGTCCTGCGCCTGTTGATCAGACGAACGTCCTGGAAGACAGAATTCTTGACCTGTTGTTCGATGGCAGCAGATACGTACAGAAAAACCACAAGGCCGTTGGTTTTATCTACAGCCTTCCTACTTTGACCTCTGTTTACGACAACTGCCTTACCGTCACTCTTATTCCAAACAACTGTCCAGAAGAGGAGGTTGATGCATGGGCTCTTCAGGTTGTCAACTCTATCAATGTCCAGTGTTTGGATGAGGTGAGGAAGTTTGAATATGTAAGCCTGTTCAATTTCAACTTCGTCGATGGACTCGTATGCACTTACATAGTTACACGAGGTGTCGTCGAGTTCCAGTTTCATTTCACAGACTAAGCCAAAAGCCTCGTCACAAAGTTGAGGAGGCGCATTATTAACCAATAAACAAAAAAAATAGAATTATGAAAGAAATCAACGTAAATCCGAGAAGATACGTAAAGGCTATCATTGAAGGAAATGATATCGTCGAGAAATCAATTCTCGATGTAATCTTTGATAAGCCGTATATCAGCAACATATTCCATCTTGGTTTTGTTGAAGATGTACCTACGATGATAGAAATCAACGGAAATTACATGTACATCAGAAAGCTGCATTGTTACGACCCTGTTAAATGGGGAAGGGAGATTGTCAAACGATTGACTGGGTATGCAGAAAACAACATAAATATTGGTCATACAAAGCAGTATCTCGAAGAAACTATGGCAAATCCTTTAATCTACACGCTCTTCCTTGGTAACGATTTTTTAACTGTAAAACTGAACTATAATGTAGAAGTAGATACAGACTAAGCCGAAACCGGGCTGTGAGTTATACAACTCCAGCCTTCCATTGTCTAACCATTTAAATATTTTGAATTATGACAACAGTAAGAAAAGCAACAAAAATCCTGAAAGCTTCCGATATCATGAAGAAGAAGGGTATCGTCCAGAAGCAGATGGACATGAGTAAGTTCAATGAGGTCGTGGAGGATTTCTTTATGACCCACGAACCAAAGGAAACAATTCTCCTCACTCCGAAAAGATTTATCGAGATGGACAACCCTCCAGAAGGTGACTTCATCGACTATCTCGACGTGAGCGTGTGGGAGAAGAAATGCGATGACCCAGACGATCCGTTTGACTTTATAGACTATCAGTGCATGAAAAAGAACGGAACGCTACGTCCGATGCTTATTGTCAACGAGCCGTTCATCGGCAATGCTGCCGGGTGGCTGAGGGATTTTTGCGGGTTCACTGTCAAGAGCAGAACACGAAAAAAGAAGAAAGAATACATCGTGTCTCTGCCGGTTTGACATACTCTCACCCCTGAAGGGATGAGATTCTTGGATGCAGGCGCACATGCGCCCTCCTTGCGGAAGGTGTCTTACTTGTGCTCTCCAATTCGGCAATGCCCTGCCGAAGAATATTCTGGGCAGCGAGAAGGTCACGGCTATGGACTGCGCCACACTCGGGGCAAGTCCATTGCCTATCCTTCAGCTGAAGCTGCTTGTTTACATATCCGCATGTACACGTCTTTGATGACGGGTAGAATCGGTCAATCTTATGGACGATGACACCATACTTGGAAGCCACGTACTCCAACTTGGTGACGAACTCACCGTGTGCAAGATCGCTCATCTTCCTGCCCCACAAGGCTGTCATGCCGGTGAGCTGGAGGTCTTCGATGAAGATGCGGTCGTACTGCCGGCATAACTGATGGGCGAGCCGCCACTGGAAGGCGTTGCGCTGGTTGACAACCTTCTCGTGGTGTCTGTCGAGATCCTGACGTTTCCGTTCCCGGTTATGGGAACCTGGCACACACTTCAAGAGGTTCCGCGACTTACGCTGCAACTGGCGCAGTCCGCTCTTTAGAAACTGCGGGTTTTCAACCGTGGTTCCGTCGCTCATCGTCATGTAGGTCTTTAGGCCAAAGTCAATGCCTACGGATGCACCATTGTGTGTCTTTCCGAGGCTGACAGGGGCTTTATCAAGCACCATGATGATGAAATACTCTCCCAGTGGACTGCGCTTGACGGTGAGGGTCTTAACCTTGCCGTCGCAAGGTCTGCTCAGCGAGAATTTGAAACGCTTCTTTATTCTGTTTATCGTCAGCACGTTCCCGTTGATGGAATAACCTCCTTGTCGGAATACAAAAGAGGAGAAATCCTTCGCCCGTCTAAACTTTGGAGGTCGTGCTGCCAGATGCTTAAAGAAACGCAGATATGCGTCATCGAGACGGTCAAGAATCTCCTGCACCGTCTGCGAGTGCAATAGGTTTCGGTTGATGCGCTTTGCGAAATGCTTACGCATTCTGTTTATGCCGATATATTTGCCGTACATGCGGTAGTATCGTTTCTGTAGCGCGAGTGCATGATTCCACACAAAAGCAGCCTTGCGGAGCATCTTATCCAGGTGCTTCGTCTTATCGGTGCGATAGAGTTTGTATTTGTATGAAATCATAAGCAAACGTTTTATGCTTACAAATATACAACTTTTTCTTCAACTTTGCAAATAAATTCAGAAAAATATGCACTTTCATACCACACCTGAAGGTAGTGGGTATTCCCGCGCTAAATATCGTAAAGCCAAACAGGGCGTGGAACATTATTGTTTCACGCTACTATTATTAACCAATTAAAATAGAAATTATGGAAGAAAAAATCGAAAAATTCAAGGAATTGATGGAAGCAAAGCATAACTGCCAGTTTTGCCTTGACAACGCTACAGGAAGTGCGGACATGCACGGGTTAGTGTATTGGGCAGAGAGAGTCGAAAAATTGAGAGAGGAGGTATCAGAGCTGTTGTAGCCAAACCAAACCGTTACGTAATGTAGCGGTTTCTATAAACCAAAACATTAAGAATTATGGATAAGAAAGAATTGAAAGACAAGATTTACAGTATGCGCAGTTTTGACCTAATTGAGCTTGCGTGTACCATCAGGGAAATCATGAAAGAATACGGTGTCTTTAATATAAAACTCAAACAGCCGGTTCTTTGCTACAGAGAGCTCTATGAGGCAACCTCGATTGCTATAAGCGATACTTATACCGCTATACCAGTCATTACTCTAACCTTGAGAACCTGCAATAGAGTTAAGAAAGAAGTCCTTGCGGCAGACTACCCCTGGATGGATTATGAAACACTCGCAAGAATAGTCTCAGAGCTTAACGACGAGCTTGAAGGTTAAATTAGAGTTAAAAACGGCAAAGGTTTGGTTTATACTAAAAAATATACCTACCTTTGCTGACTATCAAACCAAAACATTTTAGAATTATGAAAGAGATTCATTTAAAAACAAGAGACTGGGAGAGGCTTCTCACCTACGAACAGCAGCAGAAGTACAAGTATGCGATAAAACAGGGGTGGTTCTCAGACTATCACGGTTCTTCGTGGCGGCATGATACCTTTTATGGCGCATATATCTGGAAACACCCTAAGTATATCAATGTTGTACGTACATTTTCCGATCTTGTTGGGCACAAGCCACTGTGGTCCGATATTACAGACGACAATCTTCGTGACTTGACCGAAAAAATACAGGAACTATACGCGCCTAACTCTTCAAGAACGATATGCGCTACAATAAAAGCTGTCATAAGGGAGAACGACGAGAAGGGCATACGGAGCAGCAAGTTCGACTCTATACTTAGGGTTAAACGAGTCCCCGTTCAGGCTGTATATCTTGATGATAACGAGATACAGAGCCTTATCGACTATATCCCTCATGGATCTGTTGAGCGGTACGTTAAGCGAATGTTCATACTTGAGTGTTTGTGCGGTGCCCGCCTGAGCGATTGCCACAACATCACGCCCGAGAATATCGATGATACAGGAAAATATATCGTCTATGTCGCGCAGAAAACAAAAGCAGAGGTGAGAGTTCCTCTTCACAAGAAGCTACGTCCATTCCTTGTATGTGGAACAGCAGACGAGCCTGTTGGCGGAGTTGTTGACGTTTACTTCAACAAGGTTCTGCGAGAGATATGTAGCAACTGCGGAATCGATACTCGTGTCAAGGTATTCAAATGCGGTAAGTACGAATCTGGACCAAAGTTCAAGTTCGTGTCTTCGCACACGGGTAGACGCTCGTTCGCGACAAACCTGTCAAAAAAAGGAGTGCCGGTCGAGCAGATTGCAATCATGATGGGACACGCCAACGGAGGTAAGCCAAATATCGAAATGACGCAGCGTTACATTGTGGGAAAAACAAATATCGACACAAGGACCTTGCGCGTTTTCGGTATTTACGACGATGATTACAATAGCGTAGTCGATGAATGCTAAACAGAGAGGAGGGTAGAACCTCCATCTCGCTATTAACTAAAACTTTACAAATATGGATTACGGAGAAGAATACAAAGAGAAGTTGGCCAACCTTGGCAGGTGGCAGCTTTTGAGAGAAGCAAATAAAATGCGAAGAAAACTTTTAGCGTTTTCCGAACTTGGGGATGTTGATAAAGCATTTAAAAACCTCAACGAGAATGAATGGTTGAAGAACGTTATTGATGCAAAGAGCAGACAGATCGGCATTGCGAGAAGCTTAATAATGGACGAGCTCGAAAAGAGGGGTATTGATACAGGAGGTAAGTATCTTACAATGCTTACAGCCCTTAAAATCCTTCTTGGCATCGAGCAGTTCAGAGATAATAACCACAAATAATTTAAGAATTATGTTAGAAGGAGTAGAAAAGGAAACGCTCGAAAAGTGGGCAAAGGAGTGTAATGAGAAGTATCATAAACTTTTCATACAAACTCTTCAAAAGCCTTTGTTGGGCGAGATTGGAACGAACGGACAGATGATCAAAGAGCTTAAAGACCTAAACATGAGCTACATTGACGAAATGAGCGACTACACAGATGATTTTGTCAGCGACCTTGATGGCGGTTTCATCGAATTCTTCAAGAAAGCAGAGGAGAATGGAATAAACGTCATACAGGAAGCGAAAGAGTGCCTTTTTACCCTTAAAGCCGTAGACGATATGCTTAATGCTAAACATTGGGTCAACGAAGATGGCCATATATGCGACGAAGAAGGCAATAGACTTTCCGAAGACAGAGAGCATCGAGTATTCGAGGTCATCAAGGGAGGCAAGCATGACGATTAGCTAAAACCGGGGAGTAGAAAATGCTCCCTGCAATTATTAACCAAGCCCTACGCATCACGGTCAAGCGAAGAAATATGATTACTAAAGAATTGGCAAAACAACTCATTGAACAGGCTGAGTATAATTGCTCAGGCGAAAAAGTAGAGTACAATATAGACGACATACTTCCGCTCAGTGAAGACGGTGCTTATCTCGTTTTCGCATCATCCGAGTCTTGCAAGACATCTTTTGTCTGCTACGAAGATGGAACGGCTTATTTTCTCAGCGACTGGCAGGGTTGTTACCCAGTAAGCGAAAATGCAATAGCCGAGTTCAATAACTGGGTAACGATAGACTGGAAGGAATCGCCAGTCATCTTTAACGGACTTCCAAGAGTTCTATTTGATTTATAAACTAATTCAGCCCTCGACAGCACGGTGAAGTCAACAGATATGAAGAAACTTTTATGTGCTTTGTGTGTTACGGATGAGGAACTCGGGAAACTCATAAAAGGCTATGTAGATTTCGATAAGATTGCTCATTCTGCACCTAATATATTGAATGATCCTAATTACGTAAGAGAAGCGGTAGCTCATACACTTAGCAATATCGGCATAGCTGTTAGAAAGACTCCGAACGGGACTGCCTGTAGGTCCGTACGACTTGAATGCTCTGATAAGAATGGTACGTATTATATGTTATGCAGCATTGTACATAACCATGAGCTCGATGTTTTTGTGGTATCGTTAGGCCAGTTGCGTAAAGTTGTGGAAGATCTGGATCCGTTTAGTGCAGAGGAAGACCTGATAATGACTCCGGAACTGGTAGATGCTCAGAATAAGCCTTATATGAAGGCTTGCGTTTTAGGAGCATAATATTTGCTTAGAATATTAACAAACTTTATAAATTATGAAGAAGATTTTATTTGCACTTGCTTTCATCATGTCGTGTGGCTTCTGTTTCTCGCAGAATACAGTTGCAGACATAGAGTTTGGGAAGACGTCATACGAAGAAGCAGTGCCGAAGTTGACTTATAGATTTGGTGAACCCGCTTTCGAGGATACGGATAACAGAATCATAATTTTTGCCGGTCTTCGATATTCTGGATTTTGGTTCGATAGGGCATGGTTCTTCTTTGAGAGCACCACATCGCACAATGTATTCAATAAATGCTGGATGATTGCTAATTTTAATAATGCTAAAGAGGCAAAGGACTTTAGGGATAATATTGCATCGAAAGTTGGTGAGAAATACAATGTTGAGGCAAAAATAGATCCAGAGACGAAGTTTAAAGACTATTACGTAGGGACATCACCCACAGATTCAACCAAGCCCTATATGAAAATATCGACTCGAAGCGACGGTAATGGCACATATACAACAGGCATTGACTATGGACCATTCGAGTATATAAACGAAAATTTCTAACAACAGATTAAGCCCTCGACATCACGGTTAAGTCGTTTCTATGAAGAAGATATTATCTATAGCAATAATCACTATTGCTGGAATTTCACTTGTTTCCTGCAATTCTATGGAGCACAAGGCGAAGAGTCAGCTTCGAAGTACATTAGAAGAACTCGCTAAGAACCCAGAGTCTTTTAGTATATCAAAAGAGAAGGTAATATTCTCAAATGACTCCATGTGTACTATTTCGTTCATAGGAAGAGGGCAGAATGGCTTTGGCGGCTATACATCTTCAAGAATGGAGTACACACTTCTAAAAATAGAGAACGAAAAGGGAAAAACTCAATACGACGAGGCTCTGCTTGACATGGAGGATAAAGACCAGAGAAAAGGCTCTATCAAGGAGGCTTTGGAGAATGTTGACGGAGGATACCTGTATGGATCGGAGAAGGATGTCTATAATGAATGCCTTAGAGATTGTGGTGGCGACAAGGAGAAGGCAAGAGCGGATTATCTGTTCTCAACGGCACTCTGTAACGTAATTAGCAACGGAAGAATAGTCGATTCAGACGACTAATATAAAATATTTATAAACTTTACAAATTATGAAGAAGTTATTATTTGTTTTAGCGTTAATAGCGTTTGCTTCTTGTAACAGTTCTCAATCACAAATGAAGAAATGGGTCGAAGACAAGATTGAAAAGCAAGCAACATCAAAAGGACAAAAATATGAAGCGTCAGACTTCGGAACGTTTTACGCAATCGGTTTCAAAGAAAATGCGGATTCCCTTGCTAAAGCAAAAGGTATGACACCAATGGGTGATGATGATGTGTATTGGAAAATGATAAACCGAGAAGGGTGGATTGCGGGTAATCTACAAGAGAATCCATTCTGTGATTTGTCAAAAGTAAAGGAAACAGCCGTTGAGATTGATAACTTTATCAAAGAACAACATCTTACTGCTAATTGTTATTTCGTAATTCATAAATACAAAATAACGGATAGCGACCTTGGTGTTAGCTCTAATATGGCTGCTGGTTTGGTCATTGGCGCACCTGGAGAAAAATACGAAGGAGTCCTACATTGTTGTGAGAAGTCAATCCAGCCCAACGAGTAATGTCTATTCAGCCATCCATCTAATCGGTGGGTGGCTTTTTTATTAAAAATCGCAAAAATATAGAAAGAATACAGAAATTTTTCGTATCTTTGCAATGTCTATAAATCTTAGCGGTGTATTTACTATATCCTCTGCAAGGAGGATGTGTTTAGTATGCCCACTTCTTATGAATATAAAGTAATTATATATAAGAATTACTGCGCCGTGTCGATGGGTGGAAACTACCATCGGAGGTTTACTAAGAGCCTCAGACAACACGTAGCGCAGTTTTTTCGTGTCTAAAAACTTAGTGTATGGACGTATTAAAAATTTTCAGTAGTCCAAAGTTCGGACAGGTTCGCATCATTACAGATGATGCAAGTAGCGAATTGTTGTTTTGCGCAAACGATGTAACACGGGCGCTTGATTACACAAACGGTCGTGACGCAATCACACGACACGTTGACAAGGGCGATGTCGTGAAACACGACATGGGGGTTGTTACAGGAAAGAAGTCAGATGGAACAGATGCTTATCAAGTAGTTGCCACCACCTTTATTAATGAAAGTGGTGTTTATGCTCTCATCTTTGGCAGTAAGCAGGAACGTGCTAAAGAGTTCAAACGTTGGGTAACGAGCGAAGTTCTACCTTCAATCCGTAAGACTGGTCAGTACAACGTAGGTCATCCGAAGGCAACATTGAACGAATTGGTACAAGCCAACCTCACGTTTGCGGATTGGGCTATCAAGACCCTCAACATCAATGAGGCATCCAAACTTGGATGGGCGAAGAAGATTAGCGACAAGTTCGGTTTGGCTGCCGAATTACCAGATGCAGTAAACGCAGGAACGGAAAAGCCGATCACCCACGCTGCCACAGACTTGTTGAAGTCACACAACGTTGGCATCTCTGCACAAGCTTTCAATCGTATGCTCGAACTCAAAGGAGTGGTAAAGCACGCAACACGCCCAGGAAAGCACGGAAAAGTGCATAGCTGGTATGTTATTACTCCAGCCTTCGACAAGTACGGACAGAATCAGCAAGACCCGAAGTTCCAACAGCAGACGCAGATACGTTGGTATGACGCAACATTCAACGAATTACTTACCATCGTTGGACTTAACAGACAAACATTATTAAACTTAAAGTAAAAGGAGATTAAACTATGAATGAGAATAACGTAAATTACGACATGCTTGAGAATGTAAAACAGCCAAGACTCGCCAAGACACTCATCAAACTGAGCGAGGTATACAGAGAGTATATGAAAGAGACAAACATGGCGTGTGAGAAATTAGGAGTTCCATGCGACAGACAGCAGAACAACTTTATCATAAGCTACAATAAGTTGACTGCCATCATCACAGGGACAATAGCTTCAATAATGGACGTGGAGGTAAACGAGGCTGTCAGTATATCAGACTAAAATAGCTCACGAATTTCTACTTAACCTCGCTTGGCACAAGTGGTCGAGCGAGGTTTTTTCATTGAAAAAAATCTAAAAACGTTAAAATCTTACTTTTCCGAAAAACCCCGTAAATATGCCTAAATATCAAATACGAAACTTATCTATACCTAAACCTTGTTAATGCAAAAAGTGCCAAATTTGGCGATAAAAAATCTATTGCATACCTTTGCAGTGCTTGTTAGAAGTCACGCGCTAGCAAATAAATAAGATTATCAGAAGTTGACTAGCTCAACTACAACGATATACCCTATCCAAAGTTTGGAGCGTGACCCAGACGGCGGATAGGGTATCATTTTATCCCTATCTCAAAGTTTCAAGCAAAAAAGACATACGAGGTTCAATCCGTGCAGTCCTCTTCGGAGTTATCGACCGATATATAAAACTGCTCTGTCAGGTAAGTTACATTATGGTTGTGTAAATCCCGCAACGTGTCACCTCACGACGGGTGCCCATATCAGAAATGAGAAAGCCAACCATAACGAGCAAAGCTCTGTGGGTATCAGAAGACTTATGCTGGCTTTACAAGGAGTACGAACTACTATGGTATATTATTTATATTATAGTTGATAAAAAATAAGGTTCGGCTCGCTTGGTTATCCCATTTATTCTTATGGGTATAGAGGTGTTGTATATATTAAAATGTTGAGATTATGAATGAAATAACTTTAAAGATTAAGTATATTTTTTAAAATTTTAAACATTATGAATGTAAAAAACATTATTTTGGCATCAGTACTCGCAATAGTAGTACTCGCCGCAGGTTCAGTTATCGGTTGTTATTTCCATTACAACAACCAGGAAATCTCACTTCGCCAGCAGTCAGAGGCTCAGCGTGGCAAGATTGAGGGTGTTCACGACAAGATGTGGAAGGTTCTTCAGCAGAAGGCACAGGTTACGGATGAGTACAAGTCCGCATTCGAGTCCATCTATCCGAAACTTATCGAGGGAAGATACTCAAAGGGAGACGGCTCGCTTATGAAGTGGATCAAGGAAAGTAATCCTAACTTCGACGTTTCGCTATACAAGGACCTCATGCAGTCCATAGAGATTCAGCGCTCCGAGTTTCAGACATCACAGGAGAGAATGCTCGATATCATCCGTGAGCACCAGACGCTCGTGAAGACATATCCGGCGAAGTGGTTCGTATCTGACACCAAGCCTATCGAATACAAGGTTATCTCCTCATCCAAGACAAAGATGATCATGCAGTTTGGAGAGGATAACGACGTGGACCTGTTCAAGAAATAACAGCTTATGGAAATATTCATATTTCTAATCCCATTCGTGGTTGCTGCTTTCCTGTTGATTTTCTTCAGGAAGCAGACCACCTGGTGGGAATACGCAGTACTCATAGTTCCTTCCATCCTCATAGGTATCCTCATGGAGTTCGTGTTCAAACAGTCAAATGCTGCTGACACGGAGTATCTCGGAAGCTACGTGACAAGAATCCGCCATTACGACGCCTGGAATGAGTACATACACCGCACATGCACAAGGACAGTTGGAAGCGGAAAGCACACGCATACAGTAATGTACGATTGTTCGTATGTCGAAAATCATCCTGAACGCTGGACTTATTTCGATGCCAGGAACAAGGAAGAGTTCTTTATGACCGACAATGAGTTCAATGCCGTCAGAAAGATTCTTGGAACCCAAAGCGTGTTTGTCGACATGCACAGGCATTACTACACCAAGGATGGTGATGCACAGGAATGGGCGTGGGATGGCTCCATTGAAAACTCGTACACATTATCTTCCGAGCACGATTATAAGAATAAAGTGAAAGCCTCACGTTCTATTTTCAAGTTTGAGGATATAGATTATCAGCAGGCGCGAAAGCTTGGACTGTTCGAGTATCCGGATATCGTTCTTTATGACCAGAACCCTGTGCTTGGACTGAAGATCCCGAAGAATCAGGAGAAGGCGATGAGATGGCTGAACGGATACTATGGCGAGCGGAAGCAGTTTAGGGTGTTCGTCCTGTTCTTTACGAACAAGCCGGAGGAAATTGTTGAAAAGCAGCGCTCATACTGGCAGGGCGGAAACAAGAATGAGCTTGTCGTGTGCGTCGGTATTGACAAAAACAAGAATGTCAAGTGGTGCAACGCATTTTCATGGTGTGATAGCCCGGTCGTAGGCGTTAAGAGTAGAGACTGGTTCATGAGCAATCCTGTAAATCTCGAAAAGTACGCAGAGTATATCGGTCCGATTGTAGAAAAGGAATGGCATAGAAAGAACTTCGAGGATTTTGATTATCTTACCATCGAGCTTACCGACGGGCAGTACTGGGCCATCATTATTCTCTTGCTGATATTCAATATTGTAATGAGCTCCTGGATTATTTCTAACGATTATAAAAACGATATGTAGCGTATGATGGAAAAATAAAAATCTACATAGGCAGAATTTTCCCTATGTACTTAGAAAAATTATTCAGATATGAATATAAGAGTAAATAATAGAACTAATCGTCTGGAAATCAGAACCAGGAAGAGGATAATAGCCTTCAGCTGTGATATTCTGAAAGGTTCTTATTACCTTGTGCCGACTGCAAGATTTGACATCAGCAGGGCATACGGAGAGAAGAGCTTCTGGTTCTTATTCCTAAGTGCTTTTGTGTTGATTGACATTTTTAAAATTAAATAGATAAAACAAAGAATACAAATGCCTATGTGGTGTAGACGAAAACATAGATGAAGCCTGCGATAAAGTAAAAAGTATGGTTCAATCTTAAACAATCAACAAGAACGATTATGAGAACAATGACAAGAAACAAGGCGGCAGAAGCGCTTGGCGTAACTCCGCAGACTATAAGCAACTATGTGAAATATGGTATCCTTGGCGGCTTCATCGGCATCAAGAACACCCTGTACGTAAATGCCGACGACGTAGATAAGTATCTCAAGAAATACAGGTTTATCGCTGTCAAGGAGGAGATGATCGACCGCAAGATCCGGGAACTGAAAGACAGGGAGAACGAGATCAACGACCGACTGGCAGACACAAGGAAAGAACTTCTTGGAGCGAAAAGCTACAAAACTCCAAGTGCCATCATACTCGCAAAGGCGCTGTTCCGTGCAGCCATGATACCGCGCCTGTCAACTCGTGAAATGGATATTATTGACATGTACATCGAGGGGGAGAGCCTACAGGAAATCGCAGACGTCTTCTCTCTTACAAGCACACGTGTCAACCAGATTCTCGCAAAGGCGCTGCGAAAGTTCACGGAACAGACAGGTGAGATAACCGCAAATCTCAGAGAAAACAGTGATCTTGAGGCGGAAATCCGCTCGCTAAGGCTCTCTATGGCTGCTCTCAAAAAGGATTACAATGACTACCGGCTCAGTCACGGCGACACAGAGGATGAGAGCCTGTTCTCTCCGCCAGAAATCCTGCTGAAACCCATAGAGGAATGCGGCTTCTCCAGAAGGGTCATCTCTGTACTCAACTGGGATAAAGTCTACGATGTCAACGGCCTTGTGACGAAGTTCTTCTGCCTTGAAGACATACTGAAACTCCGCAACATCGGCAGAGGAAGCCTGTACGAGATTAAGATCTTCATCGAGAAGCACGGACTGTTGTTCATACGACCGGAAGAGAATACATCTCAGTACTATCGCCGTCTGAACCTGAGTATCGCCATGAACGACAGCGGGATAAAGTTAGATTAGAATATTGTTGTTATAAGTTAGTTTTTAAGGTTAATAAGATTGTTTATTGGGAGTATGTCTGGTTTCAGGCATACTCCCCGTTTTTTATTTTATTGCGTCCAACACCTTTCTGTTGGCCTCATCCACCTTTCTTGTGTCATATTTGATGTACGTCGAAGTTATCGCATTGTCCCAAAGCGAATGACCAAGAGAACGGCCTATAACCTCCATTGGAATATCCATCTCGCTTGCGATCGTTGCCCAGGTGTGTCTGCTCCAGTAGCTTGTTATATCCTTCTCGACAGGGTGTATTGTGACATAATAGCTGTGTCGCTCCTTTTCTCCTATTGTACGAAGGTGTCTTGTCATGTTGTTTGCGAAGGTGTTTGTAAGAGTCGTTCCCGCCTCCTCCAGGAAACTGAGAAGATAGTCCTTCTTCCTGCTCTTATGCCGGCTTATTATCTCCATTGCCTCAGGCTCAACCTTGATGTCGTACAACTTTCCTGTCTTGTTTCGCTTGTAGCTTATACGGCCATTCTTCAAAGCCGTCTTTGGAAGGAACAGCAGGTCGCTTATGTTGATACCGATGAGGTAGAAACACAGCATGAAGCAATCTCTGTACATGGCTTTCTTCCCGGTCAGCCTGAAATCCCTTATCGCACGCAGCTGTTCAAGGGTCAGGCAGCGCTTTTTGGTCTGCTCCTTTCTCAGCGTGATACCACGGAACGGATACTTGTCAGTCAGTTCGTCGTCTATTGCCTTGTTGAAGGCGAACTTCATAATCTGAATGTCGGTAGATATTCCATTCACAGACCTTCCCTTACTCTTCTCGTGGTCGATATAAGAAAGTACCCACTTCTTGTCAATAGTGTTAAAGTTACAGTTCTTGTCGTAAGCCTCAATCGTTCTCGCCACTCGCTCGTAGTTTCTTCTTGTGTTGTATTTACCCTTCGTTTCTGCAACTTTAAGTATATACCCAACAAACGAACCTTGATCCGTCTTCTTTGCGCCCTTGACGATTTCCGTTACATGACATTTTAGCTCATCTGCCGTCTCGTCCTTGTGGTTTAAAATGTAATCCTCTACGTCCGCATAGAGATTCGCAAGCCTTGCGGTCTTCGCCTTTGCGTTTCGGTCCGACTTTGGGAATATCAACCCGGAAAACTTTTCAGTTGTCTGCAAACCTGTGTAGACATAGAATCTCTTGTACTTAAAGGTTATAGAAAAGAACACCTTTAGATCCCTTTTGTTTACATAAATCTTCATTGCATGATTTCCTTTCGTTATCTAACGCTTCAGTCCAATCAGCCTGTTTGATTTTTGTTTGCAT